CTTATTCCTACGTGGCAAAAAGAACGGTTCCTTTTGGGATGGCAAAATAGAATTTAATCCAGAGCAGTATGGACAAGCAAGTGTTTGGTTCTCTCAACGCAAGTTATTAATGCTGGTTGAGAACAAATCATTGAAAGACACCAAATTGCCTAAGTTTTACTTTGACAGCAAAATGCGTAAAGACTGGGGGGCTTTTACTAAAGGGGATGTCATTGTGACAATGAAAATGTCGGAGGGTTACATCAAGCACGAGGCAACTCATTTTGTTTTGGAGCACAATGGACGACCTGCCGACCCTAATCACATGGACGAAATCGGTATAAAATATTACTGGAGATAATTATGATGATGATACTAATAATAATGACGATGTTAAGCTTTAATCTTAATTTGCAATCTACACCTGCACAGCCGACGTTCGAGACCGTTGACTTTGTTATGCCGTCCGAAGATTCGAGGGCGTGGTATCTGATGAATTATAAAGATGAGATGGAAGAATTTTAGGGTTCTCCCCCCCAATCGTCAATAGGGCACTAAAGCATAAATAAGCGAAAGCATTAAAGCAAAAGCCTAGACGAGGGGGAGGACTTGTTTTAAAACAGAAAGGGCGATATGCCAGAAGATAGAAACTTTACGATACGTCACCCTTACGAGGGGCTAGTCACTAAGATAAGTCCAGAGAGTGCTGATGTCAAAAATACAGTATTCCATGCTAAGAACGTGGAAGGACGCATACGCAGAGGCACAGCTACGTTTGGTAGTAGAGACAAGTATGAGAGTGCTTCGGATGATATCTATGTTACACCTACTGACCCAGAGTTTTGGGCGATAGGCAGTGCTGTTATTGCCATTGGTGATGCAGCGATTTGTGCGACATATACAGAGCCGGTGACGGAAACGCCAGTTATTGATATCACTGAACCAGATAAATATTATAGAGATAGGGAGATATTGAAAAATGAAAACCTTACTTTTTTCAGTCGTGTTCATGATTATGATGATTGGGATATCGGAGCAACTGTTGAAGATGCTTCAAGAGCGACCGCCCTTCAAACCGATGAATCTCCGGGAGTTTCAGGGACAGTCACTTGTGTTATACCTTTCAACGATCGTGCTTGTTGGATATTCACTGCTCGTAGTGTGTGGTTGCTTGTCGGAGATCCCGTAGACCCTAGTAATCTCCAGTTAAAGAGTTATAATGTTGGTACGTTCTCACAAGGCTCTGCTGATGTTACAGATGTTGGAGAAGTTTATTTTTTAAGTAGAGAGGGCTTGTGTTCTTGTGGATTAGAGGGTAGAGTGCAAAATGTTAGTGAAGATACTATCCCGGGAGCCTTTGCAGAAACAGATGGTGTAGTTGCTTTTGATGATTTAAGGCAAAAGGTTTACGCATTCACGGCTTCGTTCTCTTGCCAGATGGATATTCGTAGTAAAGCATTTTATGAAATAGAATTAGCTAGTCTACCTATCAGGAGGACTAGGAGCGATGATGGTGTTCTACTATTCGTAGATGAGGATGGAGTAGCTAAGAAATTCTCTAAAGGTGAGATATGCGAGACTGATTGGTCGGTAATCTTTGGTCCTTACTCAATAGCACAGAATTTTAGGACGGGTGTCGTACACGAACTACAGGGGGCGTTAAGTGGAGGAACGTGCAATATGGAAGTTGTTACCGGCAAGAGTGCTAGTGCTTGTCTAACCACTGCCAAGGCGTTCTTAGGTAGCACAGGTAGTTTTGCCGCCACCGCAGCTGAATTTAATAGAGTTAAACGACCAAGGAGCAGAGGCTCATGGTTCTGCCTGGTGCTTCAAGGTACTGGATTATTTGAAATGGAAAGATTTACAGTAATGTCAACAATGACAGGGAGATTAAGATAATGACTGATATATCCGATTGGACAGAAGAATTAAGTTGTGATTTACAAGAAAAGCCAGGGGAGCAAAGCGTTGTTCCTGCAATGGTTGCAAACGGGTGGAGAATTTCTTCAAGAATACCTTCTTCTTCTACTGATTCATCAGCGGCAGTACCTATTAATTACGTACTAAAGCGAGAGTATGTGGATTTTGGTGAGGTACTTTCTACATTATACTCGTTGTTTGAAGACAATTACGATACTGAGGATGAGACTACAACTGCCAGCATTATGGAGTTAATAGTAGCATTAGATGCTGGTTTGGATGATGTTTCAGCATCCGTAACTGGAGGAACTGCAACTGGAGGAACTGCAACTGGAGGAACTGCAACTGGAGGAACTGCATCAAATGCAACTGGGGGAGAGGCTGCAACACTTGAAAATACTAATGTTACCCCTATTTCGGCTGGGTGGTTTCCTGAAATCGATGAAGGACTATATGGAATAACAATAGAAAATGTTTCTTCACCGCAGTCAGATATCGACAATGCTTTACTTGTTGCTGAAGACGCAATAGATCTTGCTCGTATTTCTTTTACTGAAAAAATAAGATATGCAGCTGATTTAGTTGACACACTCCTTGATAAATATAAAGGTGAGATGCAGGACGTTGGAGAAGACTATAATCCGAAAATACAGGATGTACTTGATGAGTTTATAAACGATTTTATTGCATATCAAGATACAGTAAGTGATGAGCTAGATGATTGGGGAGTTAGCGAAAAAGCCGTTATTGATTTAGCATTTACAACCGAGCGTTCTAAACGTGAAGCTGAAATGATTGATAAACATACTCATAATAGTTTGACATGGGGACCGATTTCATCTGGAATTGAGAGAGAACATCAAATGGCTCTTACAAATCTTAGTGATAAACTTGTTGAGCGTAGGATTAATCTTGAAAAAGATTTGTATGGCAGTCAAGAAAAAGCTAGGGCTGACTTGATTTCTGGTCTTGAAAGTATGAGAAGTAACGATTTACAAGAAATATCAACTATTATCCCTCATATTATGAAAGAAGTAGATGTACTTTCTCAAGCTTATACTAACTATCTTAATACTGTTGGCTCTCAAGAAATACAAACTGCTGGAATGACTATTGATTCTCTGTTGAAAGTATATGATGTAGAAGTTCGTATGGCACAATTTGAATCTGACCACGAAATGAAAGGGCACGAGTTGACTCTTAGAGTTAAAGAAATAAAATCTCAACTCGCACAGGCCAAGGCTAGTGCTTTTACGTCTGAAAACAGTAGTATAAGAAACTATGCTTCTTCTATTGCTTCTAGCAAAAACTCTCTTAGTGCTTCTAAATATGGGGCTGATACAAGTGCAAGTGTGGCTACAGCTAACAATGCAACAAGTGCAAGTGTGGCTACAGCTAACAATGCAACAAGTGCAAGTGTGGCTACAGCTAACAATGCAACAAGTGCAAATGTGGCTACAGCTAACAATACAACAAGTGCGGCAATTCAACAAGCTAGTTTAGATGCTCAAGGCGTTATGAATCAAAACTCTCTTAATACGCAAATGCAAGGATATATTGCAGATGCTTACAAACTTTATATGGCAAGTATGCCCAAGTTATCAGATTTAGCTGCAATACTGGGAGCTGCTACGAGCATCGAGGGAGTTGAATAATGACTACAGGATTTCCACTACATAATAGAGGGATTTTAAGTGAGTACGCAGATTTTGATAGTAGAAACTTCTCGCAGTTAGTGACTGCTGTTATTACTGAAGTTCCAACACACAATGCTTTTATAAAGGCAATAATTAAAGTTACTCAATATCAAAGTGAAATTCTCGATGAAGCTAACTATGGAGACTATTATGAAATACCTGTTCAGATAAGTATAAAGGCAAGAGACGGGAACAATTATGCCGTTGGAGATGAGATTTTGATAGACAGATTAAAACTTCCAGCTATTGCACAAGCAGACAGTGAAGCTGGTCTCGAAGAAGATACTCAATTAAATTATGTTGTGACAAAAGATTATTTTTCTGGGTATCCAAGAGATTTTGATGTTATATCTTTAGAAGGCAAATATAATAGTATAAAAATTAGAGGCGGAAGTATTAAACATATTTTCAATTATGATATAGAAAAACTAGATGAGACTATTTATCTTGAAGATGCAACGCAAGATGTCGTTGATTATGATGAGGATGGCGAAGCGACTTTTTTTATTTATTTGACCCTTACGAAGAGTTTTTTGTCCGTAGTAGCTTCTTTTGTTGTTTCTTCTGACACATTACAGGATTCCTATCCATTACTTTTAAATTTCAAATTATATAAAATGATAAAGAAAAAAACAGAAACTGAGGAAGGATATGGATATGCATTTTTTGTTGAAAGAGATTGCCGTACTTCTTATATATATTATACTTTTAGTTAGTTCGGTTTCGGCGCAGCGTGTTAATTACGATTATTACATGGATGTTGCAAAAAAGACATATTGGATTTTTTCTGACTATTACTTTATGCCAAATATGCAATCAGAAACAATACCATATTTTTTATTAACTCGTAGCGATGATACTAACAATCTATACGTAACGCAAGAAGAGGTCGGGTATACTTTTTCTACCTATCAGACAAAATACACAAATGAAAATGATTTGGTTTTCGACAGATATATGAGAGACAACTTGTTTGATGGTGAATACTCAACTGCTTTTAACTACAACACGCTGGTTAATTTTACCCTTATTAATCTTTATAATTCGATGTTATTAACTAATAACTATGTTATTGGAGGAAATTCTGCTAGAAGTTATTATAGATATAAAGTGATAGATAAATCATATATTATAAATAATTCTCTTGAAGATTCTTTTGATAATGTAAAAAACATTCCAGAAGGCGTTGATGTGTCCTCTTTTGATTGGGTGTATTCCACAGATGAGATTGTTACAGAAGGTGGCACAAACTATCCTTGGATGGCTAATCCATTAATTATAGATGATAAAGTAAGAGCTAGACTTCTCTGGTATTCAGGAAACCACAAGATTTATGTATATCTTCGTAGCCAAAAATTAAGAAATTTCGACCAAACTTTTATTACAGATAAGTACCCTTTATTATTAGTATATCCAGAATCTGCACAAAACCTATCTTTTGATATTAACGGTATAGTTTTAAATTTATATGATAGACAATTTCAAAGTCAAATACACACAAATATAACAATTATTGCAAGCGGAATTACGAATCAGTTACCTGTTCAATTTCATACAATAGATTCTATTTCACCATCCACAGAGGGTATTACATTAAAAGTAATATATCCAGAAATGGACTCGCCTCTTCTATTCGCAAACCAAAGATTGGATAGGGCAGATTCTATAGTATATTATAACAACTATCTTACACGTGCTAGTAATATTGTTGAAGAAATAAAGTGCATAGAAGCAACACGTATAGATTACGATACACATAATTATGGTTTCACATATGTAGGGGAGGGAAGTAACCTAGCAGATGCCATTGCAAACATAACAACTAATGCCGGGGTTTCTTATTATCAAAGAAACAGCAGATATTGTGTGATGGAAGCGTCGAAGAATGCAAATAATGAAGTTGATTGGGTAAAAATAACAATGAGCCCAGGAATTACAAATTTAACATTTTTAAATCATATGGATTCGAGCAGAACAAACTATTATTATTACAAAATGAATTATGATGTTTTTGCAAAAACAGATATATATTTTTCACGTATACGTGCAAATGCTTTCAGTGCTATGGATATGAATGTAACTTCTAACTATTATTCTTTTTTAGGTAAGACAGATATAATAAATAATTCATGGACTAGTACAAACTCTTCAAAGACTATCTGTGATTCTGCTTTTTTTTGTCCTCCAGAGATATACGCAGAATATGCTAGATATGTAGCAGATACGGAAGTTGTTTCTAGGTATTCTTATAGAGTAGGCTTTGAATTCGAGGATTTTAGAATTTTTGCAATTAGAACAGATGAGATTGACGAAAAATATAAATAGGAAAACAATCATGACAAAAGATCAGAAAAAGATAGAAGCGAAGAGGCAAGCAGGTTTGGCAAGAGCAAGAAAAAAGGCTCAAAGCAGAAAAGAGGCAAGGGTTGTTGGAGGAACTGGAAGTAATACTTTGAACAAGGTCATCGCAGCTCATAATAGTTTTGCAAAACCTACGACATTGGAAGATAACAATGTTGGCAGTGGCATGGCTGGGCCAACAAGAGATTTGCCAGGAAAACTAGTTAACCTAAATCAGAGAGATGCTAAAAATAATACTTTGCAAGACAACCGAGCAACGCTGGGAATGGATTCTCAACAAAAAGATAATTATTATGCACAGCAGAGAGATGAGAATCGGATTGATGCTAGGCAACAAGCTCAACAACAGCAAGGTCAGCCACAACAGCAAGGTCAGCCACAGCGTTTGGGTGGAAACAGAAGCACGATGGGTCAGCCAACAAGTCTTAATGGCAGGGATAGGACACAGCAGTCTGTTCAGGGGTTGACTAATAATGGTGTACAGCAACCACAACAGCAAGCATATCAAGGACAACCACAACAGCAGGTTCAACAAGGTGGCGTTGTCAATAATGCTCCAGTGGTTAATCCGCAAGATGCAGCGAATATTGCTAAGTATGGACCGTTACCTCAAGCACCTCAAACAAGTGGTGTATTTGTTGGTGGAGTAGAACAACCTTTTAATAATAAACCAGCCATTAGTGGACAGTTTGTTACTCCACTTAAGCCAGACGGCTCTCCTTATATTGGCGAAAATGGTTTAAGAGATACTTTTGCAGCTATTGGTGATACTCCAAATCAACCGATACAAATTGCTCCAGAATATGCACAGAAACTTCACACACAACTTGGTTCTTTGAAAGAAGAATATGATAATATTGCCACAAGTAAAGACTATGCTCCAGGAGAACGAGCACCAGCTCAAGCTCTTGTTGCTCAAAAAGCAAGAGAATTGCAAGCGGCTTATAGCAACCAAGATGCAGAAGCATTCGATGAAACTGTTGGAAATGATATTTCGGCAGCTATTCAAGCTAAACAGCCCACTTTTGATGAAAGACCTTTGACAGAACAGAATACACTTATAACAGAAACAAAAGCAAACTTTCCTCCGTATTATCAAAGAGAAGATGTTGAACGCTTTATTAAGTCTAGGGAAACTGGACAACCGTTTGTTGCTCCTGTTGATCCAGCTGTAGCGAAAGAAGCACAGGTAACTCAAGAAAAAGCAGTTGCAGATAAAATAACAAACATAAGAGAAACTAGCGTAAAACGACTAGCTCTGCAAAAGACTATTTTCGCCCTCAAAGATGATTATGGGAATTATTTGAACACATGGGAGGAAGCAGGAGAAGAAGCTGCAAAAACAATTCTTACCGATGATGAAATAAAAGCTCAATTGGTTCAAGAACAAGTAGATAAAGAACAGCAACGTATTGATGACATGAAAAAAAGTCAGCATTCTCCTGGGAAACCTGCAAAATTGGCTAGACCTAAAGTAGATTGGAACGCTTTTTATAAAACAATAGGTTCGCTTCAATGGAATAAAGTAGAAAAAGAATATGACAAATATGCAGATAAGTTAAGAGGAAAAGAAAGACAAGAAATGTACATGAAGAAATGGTACGAAGAGACATATAATCCTAAAAGGACAGAAAAAGCAGATAATGTAGAGCAAACTGCACTTGAAAAAGCTAATGAATCAGAGGCAAAATCCATCAGATTGAAAATGTCAAAAACAACAGATGTTGGAGAGCTTGAAGAGTTGAAACAACAGTTAAAAGAATTAACTACGAGGTAAAAATGAGTTTAAGAACAGACCGTTTGAATAATAAATTTGAAACTTTAGCAGGTGCTTCGGTTAGGCAAAACATTGCGGATAAAGAAATCTTTGAAAAGCATCCATCTTTGTTTAAAGACCCAAAAAATGTTCAAAAATATGGTGATTTAAAAAGAAATAAGTTGAGAAAAATAGTTGTTAATCGAGACCCAGATGCTGTGATTGATGACAACTATTTAGCCAGACAGAAAAACTTAAATACTCAATATGATACTGTAGTTCGTTCGCATGACCAAGCTAAACTGGCTGAATTAGAAGAAAGCATGACGACGACACCTGATGCTAATGAATTTCTGAAACACCAAGAGCAGTACAATTCCAGAAAAAGGCAAATGGATGAGATAGACCAGACTCAAGCGCAGAACAATGCTCAAGATGAAGCTTCTTATCAGCAACGACTTAATGTTCAACCAATGGTTGAATCAATTGACCCAGAAGGAAACGACAATTTGCTTCAAAGAACAGCTAAAACAATATCGTATAATGCTCGAATTGGTGCTTTAGATGTTGCTAAACCTATTTTAGGTGCGTACGACCAAACTATAGGTAAGATTGGCGAAGATTCTCATTTAGGACGCTGGGTGCATGATTTGCAAGGCGATGTAGGCGTTGGATTGGCTGAATATAATAAAGATAATCCATGGATAGATGCTGTTGGTAATTCTTTTAGAAGTGTTGTTCCTATGATTGCTGATTCTTTGACTGGACAAAAAGCAGCGATTATAGCTGGTATGTTTCTTAGAGAGTCTCAATCTTCTTATTATGACAAGCGATATACTAATATTTCACCTTTGACAAGTGAAATGCAAGTTGCTGCACCTGTTTTAGAATCTTCAATTCATGGTGTTGAGGCTGGATTGATTGAAGGTGGTATGACCGCTTTAAGTTTTCTTGTTGGAATGCCTGGAGCAGAAGGAGCAATGCTTGATATTTTTGGTAAAGCAGGTAGTCAAAGCGTGAATAAAGCATTAAAAACTTTGTTTAAAAAAGGGATAACTCATGTCGCCAAGGGTGCAGGAAAAGGTGCATTTCAGGAAATGTGGGAGGAAACAATTACCGAAGCTATTCATTATGTTCATAATGCAAATGGTGACATGAACTTAAAAGATTTTTGGAAAACTATGGATCAGACAGCTAGAAGTTCTGGACTTATGGGCTTCTTTGGTGGAGGTGCTGCCGGGATGAAAGCTAGAACATCTGCTAAAATGTCAATAGCAAATGAATATTCTAAAGTCACTGGATTATCTTTTGATAAAACTATTAAAATGGTTGACGATGTAAGCAAACAAAATCCTAAGACACAACAAGAATTTTTCGCTAAGCTAGGTCAAGAAGCTTCAAAGGCTAAAGTTGCACAGAGACAAATGCAAGAGATACTTCTGGAAGCTGAACCAGACCAAGTTCAAAGAATAATAATGAATCCAAATCTTAAAGCAATGCAAGACCTTGGAATTGATGTTCAAACAGATGCTGATGTGGCTAGTTATCAAAAAGATTTAATTAAGCTCTTGATAGCATACGAAAACCCCGGTTATGATTGGGATTCTCCTTTAGTTAAGTTTCCAGAAGCTGGACAGATTGATGACATCGATGCTTATATCGAATCGGTATTTAATGAAAATGGCGAAGAGGTCATGAATCAAGTTCGATTGGCACAGGAACAAGATGCACAAGTTCAAGAGCCAGATATTTCTCAAATGTCAAACGAAGAGCTGGACGAGCAATTCAATCCAGAGAATCCAGCTTATCAAGGTGATGCACAAACTGATGATACTGTTGTGGCTCCTGTAGAAGAAGCGGAAGCTGTGCCAGAGCAGGAAAGCGTATTCACTCCAGAAGAAGTTGAGCAGATTGAGAACGAAGAAGTGTTTAAGTTTGGCGAAGAAGTCGCTCCTGTAAAGGAAGTTATCCCAAAAGAGGATAAAACACAGGTTAAGGACGTTAAACCAGTCGCAGAACCCATTTTAAGCGAAGAGAGAACTGCACCTAAACAGCCTGTAACGGCTCCTAAAACTGCTGTGGAGGGTGTTTTAAGTGAAAAAGAGACAGAAACAATTGCTAAGTTAGAAAAAGAGTTGGAACCATTGCTGGATAAGGTTGTAGATATGAACAGAACTGATGAAGGTTATGGTGACGCATGGAATAAAATGAAGATTGTTAGAGATAAGCTTTCAGTATTAAAAGACAAAGCAAAGATAAAGACGGAAAAACCTACAGTAAAAACAGAGGAAACAACACCAATAGATACAAAGACATTTGATTCTTATGTGGAAGATGATAGCAGAACGAAAATGCAATCTGGTAGAATAAAAAAAGTGTTATCAAGACAATTCAATTATGGGGGCAAGACACAAACTGCTCATGAAATTATAGAAGATGCTTATAATCGGGGTGGCAAAATAGCAACAGAAAAAGTTTCCGTAAATATCACTCCTTCTAAATTAAATGATTTGAAGAATGAGAAAGGAAGCAACAAACTTCTTAATGATATCTTAGCCGAGAAAAAACAAGGTATTGAGGGAGAAGCTCATAAACGTAGAGATGAACTAATAAAACTTATTGATAAACAATTCTATATAAAAGATGTTGAAGGTATCCAGCTGCCTGATGGTTCATGGGTGGGTAGTAAGGTTGCGACTAAAACTGCATTAACTTATTTCAAATCTCTTTCATCTCCAAAATCCAAGGTTGCCAGCAAAGTCGCTGAAACGGCCGTGGAGCCTATTAAAACAAACAAGAAAATACCTACGTTAAAAGAATATATAGAAGAAAAATACTCTAAATGGCAACAAGACCAGGATAACAGTACTTATTATAAAAGTATTTTTGGTGCTAGAAAATCCGATCATCTTGGTGACGTAAAAAACGCCCATTTTGATTTAGTAAAAGATGCATTACTTAAAGGTGACAAACTTCCTGCTAACGTTCTTGCTGATTATAAAGATTTGGCAAAAGATGTTGAAGTCCGTAAAAAATCAACAGAATCTCAACCTATATTTGAACCTTATGAATTTGTTTATAGTTCAGTAGATGAAACTTCCGAAAAGTGGTTAAGACATACCAATGAATATCTTGACCCTGAATTTACCAATGATGATAACGTTGTTCAGGGAATAACCGAAAGAATGTGGAACAATTCCCAAGACTTGCAATATATTGTAGATGAATCCTTCAAACCTGATTTAGCTGAACTAAAAGAAGACGAGATGTCCACAACAGACCTTCAAGAAGCAATTTCTATTGTAAGTAAAAGAATCAACGAGTTAAATGCAGTGGAAAAAGCGGTGGAGCCGAAAGCCGAGAAAGCCAGTCCATACGCTAGGCTCACGCAGTTTGATGATTTAAGTCTTGCCGAGCAAAAGGGTTTAAAAGACCACGCAACACCTATTGCCAAAACTGGTTGGAAACAAGTTGCCTTGGGTGCTAAGAATACTGGTGATATCCTTGTTTGGAATACTGAAACTGGAGAGCTTAAAGCCTTTGAGAATGATAAGGCTGGAGCCATTGCTTATGCTAATGAGAATGCTGTTGAGCAAGCAGAAGTCGCTGAAACTTTAACCCCTGCCGAACTCAAAAACCTTAGAGCTAAACGAACTAGGCTGAAAAGAAAGCTAGTCCTAGAATCTAAAAAGTTGGAACAGATGGAGAGAAGCAAGGATATTCCTACTCGTGTGAAAACTGATAAGCAGGAGACTGTTCAAGGTTTGTCAGATGAAATTGGTAGTATTACTGGACAGATTGATGCAAGCGTCAAAGCAACTCCTAAAAGAGCAACTGGTTCAACTTTAAGAGGTGCGAATACTGGTGCTAATTCTGCTCCAGGTTCAAATGCTCAATGGACAACACAAACATCTGAAACAAAAGAAGGATTGGCGTTGGCTAAAAAAATAAAAACTGATACACTTGGAAAAAAGACAGGTGTTCGTTCAATTGTTGATTATCTTAATAAGAAACTAGATGTATTGTTAATCCAAAGCAGAAGTCAAACATCAAAAAAATACCCTGCAAATTATCGTTCTGGATTTGCTACAGTATTTACAAAGAAAAAAGGTTCGCAAATAAATTTTCATGAAGCAGGACATAGATTATTTGAATTAATGGATAGACGTGGAGTTATAGACAAAACGCTTGAACAAACACTTACTTCATTTTTAGACTCTGGACTTGCACCACAAGCTTCCGCTCAAAACATACAAGAAGCATTTGCTGAATGGACAAGACAATTCATAACAAACTATGATTCCTTAAAAGGGTGGGAATCTATTGAAAATGCAGTTAAAACCACATACCCTAAATCTCTAACAGCTTTACGTGATGCTACACGAGCATTTAACGAACATGTGAAAAGAACACCAACAGCTAAAGTCCTTTCTGAAACTTTCGATCAAGGTAAAACGCCACCAGCTAATATCCGTGGAGTAGTCAATCTTCTTCTTCAAAAAATGGCACGTGGAGAACATGCTTCCGAAATGTTTATTAGAGATATACAAAGAGGAATGAAGTTTTATGAAACGTCAAAGCCTACAGCCAAGAATAATCTTGCATGGTTCAGGAAAGGTGCAGCTAAAAACGTTCATTCATCTCATGCAGAATTATCCAGAGTTAGAAACGAAGTTGATTTTGTGTTTAGTGGAGGAAATGTTGGTAGAAATGGCGTTAGAGTAATTAAGCCAGGCGAAACTTCTCCTGCATATTTAACCGATAAGTCATACAATGATATTAAAGATATGGTTCCTGCTAAACAGTGGGCACAAGCACAAATCGCAACAGAGGTTCAAGCAGCTTTAGCTAGATGGAATACTAAAGGATTAGCTTATGTAGGTATGGATAATGGGATAACTCCAGCAGATTTGGAAGCAATTGTTGCCGAAGCACGAGATACTATTCCTAATTTTGATGAATTTGCAGAAGCTAATAAAGAATATTTCGATGCACTTCTTGATATTGCAGTAATGGCAGGACAGTTCACTGCCGAAGAAGCACAGGTTATGAAAGATACTTACGAACATTATGTATACTTAAAACCAGCGTTCGCACCTCAATCTGGTTCATCTAGTACAGGTGAAGCAACATCTGGAATTATGAAAGCTTTTGGTAGCACATCTGGATATGCTGACCTTGCAGAAGCTGCGTATGATAGAACAAAAAATGTGTTATCTTTATATGCAGAACAGAATGCAAAGAAATCAGTTTTAAATGCTATTGACGATATACAGAATAACGATTCTCTTCCAGACAGATTAAAGGAAATTGCTAGACAAACTTTAATACCTTTGAATCTTAAAACAAAACCAGTAGCAACTCTTTCTACAGATGAACAAACACAGATAATTTTCGATTATTTAAGTGAAAACGGTTTTGAAGGAGATATTGAAGATATAAATATAGAAGGCAGAACTCAAATATTTAGAGCATCAAAACCTAATGATGTCAACGTTATAACTGTATATAAAAATGGAAAATCTAAGTATTATATGGCAACTAATCCTTTAATGTATGATATGTATGCAACGGAGAGCGATATTAATCCAGTTGTAAAAATGATTTTATCAGAGGTTGCCGCTGTTACTCGAAACTTTACTCGTCCTATTACTGAAAGTCCAGCATTCGGAATATTAAACGCTGGATGGCGTGATATGCAACGTGTTATGTCGAGAGGTGAGGAAGGACGTTTGGCAATACCTTATTACGCTTTAGCTCGTGGAGTTGTTGGACGCTTAGCAGGAGTTGAAGGATTTAATAAAATTGGACATTTCAAGAATTTAAATCATCCAGAATTAAAGAATGCAGCACAACTGTTGTCGCATTCCTTACATCAATCCGAGTCATCAATGATTAATCAATTAGGTCGATCGGAATTTGTGAATATGTTGGCTGAAGGATGGCATAATACAAAGATGCCTGTTCATGGTGTATTACGTGCCGTTATAAACATGACACATCTTGCTAATATAGTAAACGTACCTATTAAGTTGGTGGATATTTTCAATTATACAGTACATTCCAGACAATCAAACGCTTTCTTTGAATCAATGTCCAGAGAAGGAGTCGCTGCTACAAAACTAGATACTGGTGGTTCCCTTCAAGACGCTTTAGCTGCATATAGTGATGTTACTGGACGATTTGGTTCTAGACCAGGTTCGACGGCTGTTGCATCTGTCTATCAAACATTGCCGTTTTCTAATGCTAATATGCAGATTCTATATGAATCATTGCTTGATTATACAAGTCCAGACGCTGCTGTTAGAAATAGAGTAGGAAAAAGGTTGGCATTATTGTTGTCAACAGGAATAGCAATAGGTGCATTGAAAGCAGTACTTGGAGATGATGATGACGAAAAAGAAATACCTACTGAAACAAAAGCAAGATATTTCACCTTTGCTGGTTTAAAAGTTCCTTTTGGATATGGACTAGAAGGAATGCTTGTAAATATGGGTTATACAGCAACAAGGGAATTTCTTTCAGATGACCGATTTATTAGAGATAAAGAAAAATATGCTATGACTCTTTTAAGTCAAACAGGACAATCTCTCTCTATAGAAACATCCCTGTTACCGCCGATATTAAAGGCAATAAGAAATGCTAATATAAACTATGATTCCTTTTTTAATTCACATATTGTTTCTCCTTATCAATCAAATTTGGAACCATCAGAACAATACAGAGCAACAACACCTGCTTTTTACAAAGCAATTGGTAGCTGGATAAATTATTCACCAACTAAAATTCAGTATATTGTAAGAAGTGGCGTGGCTAGACAGATTGATGAAGCCATAAAAGTTTCTGATAGAATACAAAAAGGCAAGTTTGCGTTTGGTGAAGTGAGGGCTGACATTCCAGCTATCGGAAGATTATTTATTAGAAAGCCTACTGGTTGGAGGTCTGAATCAGTCAGAACGGTTGCAGAGTATAACGATAAATATACAAGCTTTAGACACAAATTGAAAAACTCTAAAAAAGAAATAGACAAACAAACACTTGCATATATGGATGGTGATAGTAACGAAATAGATTCTAGGTTAAAAGTGCAGGTTGATTCGTTGATGTTCTTGCATAAACAAAACAATGCATTGTCAAGACTATCATCTGAAATAAAGAAGGCTGATGACGATAAGGATAAAGTTGATTTTCTAAAACAGCAAATGGTTCTTAGGGCACAAGCTGCACTAGCAGGTAATACAGATTTCATTGACAAGATGGATAGAATGTCAAATGGCAGTTCAAGAAGTCGAGCAACACGGTCCAGAAGGTCAAGGTCGAGGAAATAAGGCTCTACGGATAGAGCCTCTGTGTCTATTAATGGCTATTAGCTGCGAGTTCATAGTATGAGTTTGCTAAAGCTTCTGCATTTCCTCCGACATCTGTTGCAATAGTGACTCCGTTAAACCTTGACTGTACTATAATTCCTAATTTGTTTGATAATTCAGTCATAGCTTTTGTTACTTCCGTTATGTCAGCACCGTTAGATGCTTTTACTTCTAGTGATATTGAGTTGTTCATTTGTCACCGTCCTTTGTTTTGTTATTAGAAACGTATGCGTTTGCTTCTTTGAATCGTTCCAATACTTTTCTCTTTTCGATATCTTTATTTACTTCTGAATAAAACTTTGTTTGATCAATAAAGAATGGCGTGAGTTTGTTTTTCACATTAAACATAATATATATATCCCACATAGAATTAGTGGCAAGTATTCCAGTAATTGGAAATATATGTTCTTTGTTGTCATCATCTATAACAATTACTTTTACAAACTTACAATCTTTGAAATTAAGTTGTTCCAATGAATTGTTCTTCAAATCTCCATAAGCAAGAGGACAGCATAGCTCATCCGACTTTCTATATTCAAAATCTTTCTTTAGCATGTTTACTGTATATGTTTTCCATGGACTTTCTTTTTTCATTCTGTTTCCTTTGTTTGTTTGTTAATTACGCAACCATAGTAATCTGTGGTATGTATAATTTTGTTATAATATTCCTATCTTCTTGCGGAATATCGTGCATATATATTGATTGAGTTGATTTCTTCGTCCAAGCACCCCATCTGCCAATGCTTTCGTCATCTATTCCAGAGTGCTGACAATGAGATGCAAAAGTATGTCTCAAAAGATGAAAGCTCAAATACGAATCTAAAGGTGGTATTTTAGCCAATCTCATTAAGGACGGGTAAGATATCTTACTAAGTGATGCATCTTCAAATAACAGCGTGTTTCCTTTGCTTACAGCCTTATCCAGTATCTCTCTAATATTATCATGTATCGGAATACAAGCGATTATTTTATGCTTCCTCGTCTTGTTGGAAAACTTAACCAGAAAATCATCAATAATGTTCTCTTTTTTCAGTGACAAAACATCACCTTTTCTGAATCCAGTATGCAGAGATATCATTGTTGCTTCGTATTGTTCTTCTCCAGCATTCAAGCATATTCTTAGTAAATCCGTGATTTCTTGGTCGTTTAAGTCTCTACCAGTGATACTATCAACTTCTGGCAAGGGCAATACCTTGGCGAATGGATTGACAAGGAGGTCGGCTTGTCCTGCAATGCGTTCAAATAGAGAAGTGATCATTCCAACCTTATTATTATAGGTCTTTGCTTTTGTCGTATCAATATTCAAACAAACCTCGCAAAACTCTTGTGCTTGCCGTGGTCGAATATCTGATATTTCCATTTGACGAGGAAAGTAATCCATGAGAGCTTCAATCCTTGCTTTTCTGGAACTATGTTCTTTGGTACTCGTGTCTGGTCTAGTTTTTAAATACAAATCCCATGTATCGTTTATTACATAAGAATTGTTGTTCCAACCCATAAGTTTATCTAGCTTTGAAAATAATTCTAGTCTATTCAAGATTCCCCTTTGTGCTAAAGTGATTAATTCAAATTGAGCCTTTGCTTGTTTTTCATCTTTCAATCCAGATGATATGAATTGCCGTTCACCGTTAGCATCTGTGAATGACTGCCAGTATATACCGTTACGTTTGTACATGGTGTCTCCTTTTTCTTTGCTTTAATAATTCTTGCTATTCTTCTTACTTCGACAATTGTAGGTGTAAATTGTTCGTTTTTGTATTCAAAATTAAATTCAAGTCCATAATCAAGTATGTCTCTTAAAAAAGACTGAAATGGTTGACCGTATATAGTTACACGTCTCCAAACTTCGTTATTGTTTGGAAACTCTGTCGTTCTTTTGTTTAAATCAGTAGGAGTATCATCTTTATATTTGTCATAAGCAATGGCAAAAGCAAGATATACTTCATTAATGTTGTCTCTTGTTAGAATCATTCTTCACGTCCTTTCTTTGCTTCCTTGTTATAAGTTCGTTTCCTGCATATTCAGTCATTTTTGCTAAGGTAATAAGTTCCCCATCGTCTGGCATGTTTTCGTAATAGTAACCGCTTATGTTGCCGTAGAAACAATCATGTGTGATACCTTCTCCGTCATCCTCCATATCAAGCAAACGTGTTAATTCCATGCAGGACAGGTGCGACTTCCATGTCCAACATTCACCGCAGTCACAATGAAATGAATTATGATAAACTTCGTTCTTCTTTATTGTTCCATGGCAAAAGTCACATCTATGCTCTTTCCGAGCTTTGATTTCTTTGCTTGATATTGTTTCCATTATTTATCGTCCTTCCTAAAAACCAAGCCATGATCATAGCCCAGTTCCTTTGATTGTTTTAGTTTATTACGTATTGTTGATTCTGACCATGTGAGTTCCTCTGCCAAGTTTGCCACAGTTACTGCACTCTTGTTTTTTGACAAAACATCATAAGTATCAAGTATCTCTTGTTGTTGTTTGGCAAAATCTTTTTGTCTATCTTCTTTGCTATTCTTGTTTCCTCTGCGGAACGGCTCTTCACCTTCGGCTTTTGCATCAGCCAGAAGTCCGTCAATATCATCAATATGAACCGGATGCTCAAAGAAGAATCGTTTTGAGCCAATCGGTTTAAATTCTCTAATATCTCCAGACATTCTCCATCCAGAAATAAAGCTAACTTTTTCAATAATTTCAACTCTTTTCTTTCTAGCTTGATTGCCAAGTTCTTTATAGTTCGTTTGAATGAAAGACAAGAAGTCATCGCCAGTAACTAATTCCTCTGTATCAACGCCTTTATCCCATTCTGAAACTTCCTTGTCGAGTAATGCCGTAAATGCTTCTCGTTCCTTTATATTTAATATCTCTGCTCTCTTCTCATCAGTAATTATCAATTCGATATAATCAATGACTGCGTCAGGGTCACGAGCAAATACTCCAGAACCACTGGATCTGTCCATTGACTTTTTCTGCCCTTGTTCTCCCTTAGAATGATGATGGCAATAGATTATTGATGTTCCCAAGTCTCTGCAAATTGCGTCAAATATATTGAAGAACTTACCCATCTGTTGAGCATTGTTTTCATCACCAGTAATGACTTTGTAAATAGGGTCGATAATTATAGCAGAATAGTTCTTACTCATTGCCCTTTTTATAAGTTTTGGAGCAAGCAAGTTCATAATCACTTGGTCTCCACCTCCCCGAAGATGCCATAAATCAATATTCCTAGGGTTCATCTTACCTTTCCCAATTACATCCTCAATGTCTTTCAATCTATGAATACATGATGGTTCGTCTATTTCCAGGTTGACATAAAGAACCTTACCTTTTACGCATTGAAAGCCATGCCACGTTGCACCAGATGAAATCGCAGCCAACAATTCTAATAAGTCAAATGATTTTCCTGCTTTACTTGGTCCAGCCACTTGCATCTTATGACCTTTTCTCAAAATTCCATCTATAAGTACTGGAGATAAAGGTGGCATGATTGCAAAAGAAGTTGCAAGATTGACGATTTCAGGCAAATTGTCGTTCACATCTTTTGTGCTCAACATTACTTCTTCTGTCTCTTTAATATTCCTCAAATTAAGTATAGGGCATTCTGTTGGTGCTGAAGAATATGAAGTAAAAGGAAAGTGGGTTTTTTGTTTTTCTATTTTGTTCTTTTCCTCATATTCTCTCATTAGTTTTGAAGTGTTGTCAACCAGAGCATGAAACTCGTCATTCTCCATGTAGATACCTTCTTCTTTTACACCAAAGGATTTAAACCATTCGATAGCTTCGTCATAATCTTCTTGTGTATCAATCTTTTGCATGGTTAGTCCTTAAAGTTGAGTTGGTAGTCATTGTTTTTCTTTCCGTTAATATGTTTCTTAAACGCTTTCATACAACGGGTCTGCCATTGGGTCTTCTCTGTGCATATCCTCGTACTGTTCAGCCCACCATGTTAATGAGTGATATTCTTCGTAGTCGTGTCTGTCTAAAATAGGTAAGGCAATCAAATACTTGATTCTTTTTACAACCTTGTTGTACTCTTCTTCGGTTTGAATGAATTTAGTTCTCATTTATTTTTCCTCTTCATACAAAAAACACGCAGGAGTTTTGCACTTTATTTTTAATAGTCCGTTGTCTGTTCTGTTTGATTTGCATACACCGCAATATTGAATTATGGAACCTCCGCATTTCCAACGTTGTCGGTGCTTACAAGTTCTACAAAACGAGTTCGGTGGCGGTGGTGGACACTCTTTAAATTCAAACAATTCGTTTTTCATTTGTTTTGTTAACTTAATCATTTGTTTCCTGTCTTTTTACAAAAGCCAATCAATATTACGAACTGTTTGTTCCCAACTTGCAATAGCTTCTTCTTTACTAACTTCTTTTTCAATCATACAATGTGTGACTCTAAAGGTTCTGTTTATGCAGTCCTTTCTCCATAAACCGTCTTTAATATTAATAATTCTCTTTTTATCCCATATATGATCGTCCATGAAAGATGTAAAAAAGCCTCCATCATCAAAATGTAATCTTATAGTTCTGCCCTTGCATTCATTTTTAATACTCTTTTCGACTAGGGTTTTCCATCCATACACTATATAATATCCATTTAAACGTTTAGTATTCATGTTCCTTCCTTTCCTTGATGCCTTAAAAAATACTCTGCTTGTTCTACAATCCATTCCGCAGCCAGTTCCTTTGTTCCTTTGAAATAGAAATGGCAGTTATAATCAACTCTCAATCCTTTAAGCGAACCAATAACTCCATTAAACCTTGCAATTGGAGCAACAATCCTTTTATATCCAGCTTTTGATTGCATTGCAGCAATCTTGTAACATGCAGGAAGCATCTCTTCAGCACCACCAGAAATCACGATTGCATAGAAATCAAAGCATTCTTTCATTCGACCTAGTTCATTCTTGAATCGGTCATAATTGCTCTGTTTCTTTCCCTTAGCTGTGTTATGGTCGCAGGTTCCAATCAAGTCTTTAATGGTCTTGTGTTCAACGCAAAACTTATCCTCAAACCCTTGGATAGAATAATCTCCAGTCTTTAAACCAGAGATTACCACTTCAACATCTTTGAAAGTTAAAGGTTGTTGCTCACGGGTGTCTTGGATTATTACGAGTTTCGACATTTTCTTTCAACCTCTTTCTTCCTTGCTTCAATTGCACGTTCATATTTCCCGAAAATAGATTGCATATCGTGTATAAATTCTAAAACATCTATTTTTTCTTCTGGCTCTTCATCCTCCCATTCTTGCTCTTCATCCTCCCATTCTTGCTCTCTTGTGTGCTCGTCAAGCTCTCTGTCCATGTGTGCTTTTCTCAATGCTGGTGAATATATCATAATACTCCTAAAGTAAGCCCCATTTCTGGGGCGGTTAGTGTTGTTGGTTAAAAAGGCACGCTGTCATCTGGTGCAAACCCACCTTGAGGAACAAATTGCTGTTGAGTTGGTTGCTGTGGCAACGCACTTGCTCCAAACTGTTGTACTGGCTGTGCTTGTTGCTGTTGAGGTGCGAAACCTTGAGCCGTCTGCTGTTGTTGAGGTGCAAACTGCGGTTGAGGTGCAGGAGCTTGAAGCGTTGACGGTGCATAGCTCTTTATCTCATTGTTATCTCCATCAATGCCTATCTCTCCAGTAAAAGGAATATTATACATTTGTTCAGCCGATGGAGACGTTCCGTTAGGCATTCCCATTGCTACTGCCATTGCAGATAACGCTTCATTTGCCTTTTCTCTACAAAAATCACTAGGATTATCATAGTTATACAATTGAGAGTATTGTTTGTTTTGAAACTGACCCTCTAGGATTTGAAACTGGAATCGAATCCAATGTCCATTTTCAGCCTTGTTTGCTTTTATGTCATGTCCAACTATCACCAGTCCAACTGTCATCTCTGGATAGAGAAACTTCTTTCCCATCTTTGATGCCGCATCTTCATCGACCGTAAAGCCGAAACCTTGATTATTCATTATATTACTCCGTTCAGTTTGTTCTGTGACGTTTTGCCACTAATATTATTTGCCTTTTCTTCCACCAACTTCTCGAAATCCGCTAATCTCCTTTCCATTGTTTCTAGTTCTTCTGCTATATCTGTTTTGTATATCCGAAACACATAAAGGTTTGTTGTCTCTGGATAAGAAGAACAGTAGGAAACAAAATCAATCCAGTCTCGCCCTGACTCATTCAGATTAAAGTAGCATTGCCATTTGTAAGCTGGGTCAATCGTTCCTCTCTCAACGTTTGCATAATGAGTTGTTGCTATGACTGACTTAATCTCAATCAATCCATCTTCGCCAACTAGGCCATCTGGGCTACAACCCATCCTGCCGTTATTATAAAACCCACCGTTGGTGACTTCAACGAAATACTTATCTTCGTAAAGCTCTCTGGCGATAGGCTCTTCCTCGTGTCCTCGTTCCATGTGAGTGTTCTTATAATCATTCGTCGTTATTCGCTGTCCAGTGATGCGTTCCACGGCAATGTTTATTGCAAGCTTCTTTGCAGGTTCACCAAAAGCACCAGTTCCATTAGCCATAACCTTGGCGATGGCAGAACCTGTTACTTTCCCAGAACGCATATCCAGCCACTCTGGGGTGTTTTGTTGTATGTCAAGATACATTTTTCGCCTCTGCAAGCAACAACTTCTCATTCTCTGCACTGAGCACCGCGGACTTTTTGATGCCGGCTATATCAACACCGCCTTGAATTGCAAGGATAGCATTGTTCCACCATTCTGTATTAGGCAACAACTCCGCTTTTTCCTTCTCCCTAGTCTTTTCCTCAAAAGCATCTGGGTCATCCTTAGCAGTTGGAATCTGGAAGAACTTTAGTATGAAGTATCGTTCTGTATAAGTAAGAGCCGAACCGTAAGCCATCGCTGGATCTTGTGCATTTTTGCCAGTTAAGAACCAAGGAACAATTACTGTATCTTTTGAGTCCTCTCCATTTATCCATTGAAATGCCATATCTCCAGCAAACACAAATGCTTTTGCATTAGGATTGCTTTTGGAGGGGAAAGCAATACATTCCACTTGTGCCCCAGATAAGATAGTTGGAACTAATAATATCTTTAATTCATCCATCTTGTCTCTAATGGTCTTGAGCAACACAGCAGAATCAACGTACATTCCTTGCTGACCGCTTACTGTCTTTTGAAAATATTCAACCTCTTTTCGGATCTTTAGTAGTTTTTCTAGTAGGTTCATTTCGATTCCTTTCCAACTTCCAGTTCAAGTTGTTCGGCTTCGTGTTCGTGAATCATTTCATTGTGTGCGTCAGCTTCGTCCATTGCTTCCGTTATCTGGTCAAAGACAACATCAGGGATCACTACCTTGTTTGTTTTAAGTGCTTTCTTTTTTGAACCCCAAAGTAGCTCTTCTTCCTCAAGTGATTCTTTAGCCCTTTTTTGAACAAACTCTTTTTTTGCCTCTTTTAACTCTTCAATCAAAATGTTCTGGTCAGCAGAGCTTAGAGTGCTTTCTGTCAATATTAGTATATCCTCTTCAAAGTTCGCACATTCAACCTCTTTCCAAACTGGATCGAATAATCTAGGATAGCAAAACCATCCGTGATGTATTCCATATTGATGCCCTTGCATATTTGGGTCAGGGTTTGCACATCTGATATGGCGATTCCCTGGAACGTCTCTTTTATGCTTACAATCGTAGCATTCCGTCATCTTGTCTCTAGCTGTTTCTTTATCTGTCATAGTGTTTCCTTACGTTTTATCTTTCTGAAAAGTGGTTATCTGCGACCGTGTTCCCGCAGACAACCACTATATGAACTCAAATATTACTAACCGTTATTTTCTCATGTAGTCTCTCCTTCTTGGTTCGTTATTTTATCCTTACATTATTATTCTCTTGTCGCTTCCTCAATGATTCTTTTAACGTCTTCTATTTCCTTAGCTTCACCTGTGATAGAAATTATTTCCATTTCTCCGAAAGTATCCATTCCAGTACTGATCGATAACCAGTGTTTAGGTGAACATCCACAAGGGCAAGGGTATCCAGAGTCAATACCTCTGTCGATACAAACTTCACCTCCTTGATTTGCGAATGTTCCATCTTCTCTCATATTATTATATCTTGTTATACTTATTCTCATTTTATCTGCACCTTATCATCGTCTGTTTCATACACTAATATAGCATCTTCCCAGTTACACGTTGCTTCCTCAAAACTTTCGCTTATCCATTCTGAATACCTTACCCATTGCTTTGTGTTTTTGTTGTAAACAGAACAACTATTACCCCTTCTAGCTTGTGTGGTTGAATAAAAGAATCTGTTTTTTCTTACATATTTATGAGCCCTTCCATATGACAAAGGCGTTAAGTCTCTACTAGTAAATACTTTTATATTTTTAATTGTAGCCTTTTCTTTAGCTTTTCGTCTTGCTTGTTCGTCTTTAATTTCTTGTTTCAACGATTTCAACCCTGCTGTTGACATATCTTTGATATTGTTCATTGTTACTCCTTATTTTGAGGTTTGTTATCCAGAGCAAGAACTATCTTGGCTCTTGCGACTTCTAAAACTTTTGTGAACTTAGGTGCATCAGCGTCAACCTTTTTTATAATTGTATCAATAGTATCAACCAAATCACCCATAGTCTTGATAGGCAGTAGATAAAATTCGTCATTCTCCCAGATAAGCAGAGACTCCTGAACATCCTTTAAATCACCTATGTATCGGTCGTATATCTCAAATAATTCAGTTTCTATATCAGTAGTCATAGGCATCGATCTAACAAGCAATATCAATTTATTTATTGCTGTTGTCATCTTTTCAAGTTCAGCCTTTGACAACTTAGACTTAACAACTTGTGGCTTCTCCAACTCTTCAGCCCTGCAAGCTATGAGGGTTTTCAAACCTGTTATCTCGTTTTTTAAATCATCATTTAAGTCGGCAACCATGAAATACTTATTTTCGTAAGCTAGTGTCAATTCTTCTGACCTTTTGCAATGCTCAAAGATGTCATCTTTTTCTTTATTCACTTCGTATATTCGTTTTCTCAAATCAGAAACCAGTCTGTTCCTTCTTCCTACTATATTCCAGTTCATAACTGCCATACATGTAGTACAGACAAAAAATACAAACAATACTATTGATATTGTCATTAGTTGTATCGTTAATTCATTCATTTTTATCCTTTATTTATGTTTCATTTGTTGTTCAATTTCTCTATAATTGCAGTACCAGATAACACATTTTCTAACAAATGGTGCTGGTTTCATAATTTCACGACTTCCCATCTCTATTATCATTGCATATTCTTCATCCGAAAAACTTGCATGAACTCTCTTCGTAAGTCCTTGCGTCTCCATTTCTTCTGTCATTTTTATTTCCTTTTCTGTTTAAGATTGCCAACACCTTACTACATCCTCTCTTTTTTGTCAACAACTATTTGTAACTATTTGTTACTTTTCTTTTTCTACGATTACATAGCCTTTGTTTAAAGGGCAATCATCTTCCAAATCTTCATAGGGAAACAATTCTATAGCCTTGAGTATCCCTAAGTTAATCCCGTGATATTTGACAGCAACCTGTTTTATGTGAGTTGATCGAATCGTTTTGTTATTCTTTTCTATTTCATGCAAGACTCTGTCTGAAAACTTTTGAATTATCTCTTTTGTATTCATTTTTCACTTTTCTTTTTCTGTCTCATATTTTTGTATCTGCCTGTCCAGTATTTTATAGTAAACAAGTAGAATAACAGTTAAAACAAAAAGCCCCATAGTTATAACAGATAATGCTGTTAATACATTTATTTCTATAACACTCATATCGCTTCTCACTTTCTTTTTAACGGCTGCGCTACTGGTGGAAAACAATTGCATCCACTAACGAAGTCATCGTAGCCAGTTTGTCTGTTGTATTTACTCCTTATCATCGTTCCCTGTTCGTCAGAACCAGAGATTACAGAACCACCGCCACCTCTCAATTCCAGTTTTCCAGTCTTGCAAACTTTGCCTTTTACCAAATCACTCTGAACGAACGCTAAGGGGTGCTTACTGCACAAACCACATTCACCACCTCCTAGTATAGGGTCGGGTGTAAACAACGCTCCACAGGACGCACAGGTGTCTTGTCCTTGATTGTAAGCACAAACCAAGTTGTCGTGAAGTTCGACAATTCGTTTTCCTTCTTTCGTGTTAGAATCAGATTCTTCTTTTTTAAGTAGTTCAGTCATTCTGTCTTCAAACCACTTCAATCTCTTTTCTTGTCTCTCTGTCAATTTCATTTATCTCTTTCCAGTCATTTTTAGAATTTTAGCAAATCTTCGCCCTATTGTATCTTTCCAATCGAAGAACGAATTACACTCGTAACAATAATATTGTTTAAGAACTACAAGAACTAATTTCTTGCCACATTCTTTGCAATATCTCGTTCTCTTAAACATTTTCATTTTCAAACTCCAGGTACATGTTTAATAATTCCAGCAGTATTTCATCAGTTACAATTTCTTTATTCATTTTGTTCCTTTGTATTTACTGGTGTTGTTTCCTTCATTTTATTTCCTTTGGTTTAATATTCTATTAATGTTTTGTTTATGTGATCTTCTTCCGCTTTTTCTTCTTCGAGTCTTTGTTTTATATATTTTTCGTTTTCGAAACTAATTTTTGTTCTCTTTTCCGTTACAAGTTTCTCGAAATCCTCTTGCCATTTACCCTCATGCAACCATCCGTAAGTTTCAGTCCAACCTCGTACGCCACCAGTAACGCCATAAACAATAACAGCTCCGTTGTTAATACAACAGTTTCCGTCACCGTTAGGTTTTGCAATTTCCCCTTCTTTTAATATTTGAATCCTAAAAGTTCGACCACGAGCGTGATTACCTGATGTAATATATAGTTTTCCATACTGACCTGTTTTAAACAACAACGCATATTTTCTTGCACCCTTCATAACATCCCCTTTATTTTATAAACCCAAAGATCCACAGTCACAACAAAACGCTGGGATCAATCCTTCTCTTATTCCTAAATCACTTGCACTTAACATAATTATTCTACTTCCTGTTTTAGTATGTTCACATCAAAAAAACCATCTTTAATCAATTTTTTTGAATATTCTTGGTCCTGTTCAAAAGTTGTATGTTTTAGCGACTGCAACAAACAAGCAGTTTTGACTCTTCCGTTTTTGCTGTTAACTTTTGATGCCGATATTGTTGTTAATACTTTCATGCTATTTCTTTCTCTCTGTTGATTTCTTCTTTTGTTTTAATTTGCATCAGTTGACCGTTGCCACTTTCGATTATTCCGGCACTTGCAAGGTGCTTTTTTATCTCTGTTACTCCGTCAAGGTTCCATACTTGATTAACTCGATCAAGTCCGCCCTGTCTGTCAATTAGTTCATTTAATGTCATTTTACCGCCTTGTCCAGTAATTCAATTACTTTTTTGTCGTTGTCCTGGATATACGCCATAACCAATTTGTGATCTGTCATAACTGATATATCCAAACCTCTTTTTTCGCACTCTTCCCTTATTTCGTAATAGTACATTTTTTACTTCCTTAAACCCCCCTTTTCAGGGGGCGGTTTGTTTTTATTGTTTAGTTATTAACACCAAATAGATCTAAATTTTTCAATATCTTTAGATGCTGTTTCAATCATATTATCAAGTGCTTTTATTTTGCTGTCAGTCACAACATTACAGCTAACACCTGATATATAAACAAGTTGCTTATTCCATATATCAACATATTGACCGTCAAAATCAATATAGATGTTATACGTATACATGCTTGCGTTTCCGTCAGCTTTTCTGCATTCGTATTGCTCCATTTCTTGCTTGTTGGGTAATTCAATGTCGTATTTCTCGCCGTTGAAATCCGCGGCTATAATTTCTCCGTTTAGAATATTAGCTAGCTTGTTTAGCTTTTTCCATGTATTTGTTGATATGTTCATTTTCAAATGCTCCCGTCTAATTTTAAGATTAATAATATTACCGCTGCCGTGACCGTTGCGACCTTTACAAAGTTAATTGTAAATTCTATGTACTTGTTTCTCATGCTTCGCCTTCCGTTAATGTTAATAATAATACCTTGCAAGGCTCGACCGTTCAAGCCTTGCCGGGTGTCATTATCCCCAGAGTTTAATCGCTGCTTTGTGTTTCTTTGTCGCTTCGTTTAGTTCCTTTTTTGCATAGGTTAGACTATAAGAATGTTCCCGCTTTGCAGGATTTTCTTTATAAAACAGATGTGCTTTTTTCTTGATTTGTACTTGGACCTCGTAATAATCAATACTTTCAGGCATTGACAAATTTATATCATTGGCTTTGCTCTCCCAGTATTCCGCCCTTCTCTCGTGTTCTTCTGCTTTCTCTGACATTTCAACGCTCTTGTTCATTGCGTTATGACTGCGCTCTATTGCTCTCCTGTGCTTCTTCTCGCTGTGGTGTCCTACTAATATAGGTTGACCAAAAGGAATACCATCAACTGCGCTGTGTGAAGCCTGAAAAGCTGTATTGCTCTTATTTTCTGCTGATGCTTTCCAGGTGTTATACTTTTCAGCTTTCGCCTTTGCTCTCTCCTGGACGTTGTAGCCGTCCGCCCTGATTATTGAATAATAAAACAAGCCGTTTCTTGATGCGACCAAGTTGTAAACTTCGCACTCGTGTTCATTTCCGTATTTTGTTTCAAGTGTTATAATCTCGCCTTTTTCGTGTTCTTCTGTACATTCAGCACAAAAGACATTTGGACAATATTTTTTATATACATTCATTTTGTTCTTTCTTGTTTGTTTTCTACCTTATTTTTTAGGTGGTTAAAAAATGCGTTGCCTTGAGTTAAATTTGCCGTTCTTTTGAATTTGATTTGTGTTGCGTAATCGTGCAGCACACATTTGTTATCAAAAGAAATTTGGCAATATTCTTTTTCAAAATCTACACCTTGCTTAATTAGTTCACTTTTGATTAGTTCTTTTGTGTTCATTTTTATTTCTCCAATTTGTTTATTATATTATAAGCATCTTCGACCCACGCATAAAGAGGAGCGCCGGCGTCAAGGTCTTTGTCTTCTGCAAGTATAAGAGCAGATTTTGCAAGCCCTTTTATAGCTTCCAATAGTTCAGGTGCTGCCGCTGCTATTTCTCCGTTTTCCTCATGGTTTAAAGCATTGTCCCAGCTGTTAAGTGACGCAATCCAATAGTTCTCAGGTACCGTTCTTATTGTCATTGTTTCTTTTTCAAATATCCATTTCATTTTGCGCCGCCTTTTCTGTTTGTTGTTGTTGTTTAAAATTCATTTTCTAAAATCTGCTCTAGTGCGTCCCACCCGTTTTTATGTCTTAAACCGTCTACTACATTTATATTTTCAAGTGCTATGTTTGGATTAATTTTCAGCATACCACACAAAAACTCAAAATCATCTCTTGTAACTGGTCTATGATAACCGTTGACTGGTGGATAGTGTATCATTGTCTTGCTTTCTTTTTGTGTTAATAATTCGACTCAGGCCATATGCTAGCATTTGAGACTGCTTTTGAGGCTTCGTCTAATGACTTGCCTTTAACTAATTCGGTGACTTCATTCTTAACTTGTTCTGTTTGTTTAAAGTTCATTCTGTTTCCAATCTCTTCAAGTTTGCTTTCATCATTGCTATGTCATCTCTAAGATCATAGTTATTAAAGTGACCTGTAGTGATTTTGTATTCCGCTATCTCAATTTCCTGTCTTATGCGTACTTTAATGTTCATCGTCTCGTCTCCATTGTTGTTAATAATTCGACTCAGGCCACTAAGTTAATGACCTGAATTGAGTTGTTAAGCTATTTTAATGATTTCTTTTGATTTGTTGTCAGTCAATGTTTTCGTTTTGAAGTCAATGTAGCCATCGTAACAATCTCGTTGCTCATCATCCCATACGTTATTATTGATAAACATGCCATCATAAACCTCTGTATTCTTTGCATTATAATTGAAACCGTATCCGCGGGCGTGCGGTGCATTCAGACAATACATGCCGCCGCAAACGTTTAAAGCATCTTTTATTACCTTGTGACTAATAAATTTAGTTTTCATGTTGTAACCTTTTCTGTTGTGCTTCGGTCTCTATTGCCGTTGCTGTGTAGATAGTAGCAATGTGCATGCCAACTATCCCAAAACACCCAAACTATTTTTATTTATTTATTAAGTCGTTTATATCAAGCTCTTTACAAAAGCATAATAATCTGATATGTTTCGCAATGTTACCAAATGTTTGCCGTATCCTTGTCATTTCTGATAATTGAGAATGTCATATCTGATAAAGTATCATTATCTTGTCGTTATGTGATTATGTTGCTACTATCCTATTGTAAACCAGTGTTTTAAATGGGTTGACAATACTCTACGGGCTGTTAATAACCTGTTAATAACTTTTGCTTAATATCTTATAATCCTTTGACATACAACAACTTAGCCCCTGTTAATAACCTGTTAATAACCTGTTAATAACTCTAGTGTGGTAGATTAAAACAACCATTTAGCCCTGTGTTTCTATGCGTACGTGTGGCCAAATCAAAAGCGTACGTGTTTAGGGAAAGGGATCATGCATTGATACATCATTATTTGGTTATTATGCACCTCTTGACTACCCAGGCGTGACAATAGCGCGACAATACAAGGCACACTAAACAGCCAAGGCACTGCACACAAGGCACATACAACTAATAGCCAGTCGGGTGGCCCACCCACTAGCACACCAACACACCAAATTCATAGATATATAAAGCCAAAATCTTTTATCCAATCCATAGATATATAAAGCCAAAATCTTTTATCCACCCCCTACCCTATATTTACGTTTATACATATATTGAATACCTCTGTGTCCAGTCTTGAGTTTTGCCCAAAAGTGCCCCTAGCAAGAATCGTGCCAATGGATAAAATAATGATAAGAATCTACAAGAAAAAGGTTAAGAATCAGATATTCAGAAAGTTGATATTGGGGTTAAATCGGTCTAAAATTTGGCAGTGAAAATGGGCGGTTATGAGTGAAGACAAAAGGGTAGATTTACAAAAACTTAACAATTACCGAATTGTCGATACTCATGGCGCCACACCCTTTTTTCGTAGTGTGTGGGAACAACGAGAAATCACTAGTTGTGTGGGAGGCGTTTTATGGAGTAAATAAATAAAGTGTAAAAGTGGAAATATAGAGAAAAAAGACGTTTTTGGGGGGTTTGCAAAGTGTTTGTAGTTAATGGATTATAGCGACGGTATGGCGCCACACGCACACCCCCTCTCTAAGGAGAGATATAAATGTGTGGGAATAGTTTTGTATTGTGAGACATAAATAAAAAGTGACCGCTACGCTTTTTTATTTAAGGCTTACACAATCCAAACCAAAACGTAGAAAAATTTTTAGTAGAGAATTGAAGAATAAAAAAAATAAAAAAATAATTAAAAAAGTGCTTGACTTTTTTCAGTGATTTTGATATGCTTGTTTTAAATTAAGCGAGAACTCACATTCTTGATAATTAATGAAGCCTTCAGAAAATGATGTTATGTGAGAGCTGGAAAGAGATTTCTGGTTGACATCGTTTTCTGGAGGTTTTTTTTTGGAGTAACAAAATGACGGTACCTCAAACAGTATACATGAGAAATCTTGCAGACAATCAGCTTTATGGTTACGCTATGGCAACGAAAGGAGTTCCTTTAGAAGAATTAATCGAGAGTATGAATTTGACTTCACAAGAATGGCAAAAAATAAAAAGAACAACATGTTCATCAAGCGTAAAAGAACTTAATGTGGAAATTGAAAATTACTTTAAAAAGAAAGTCGCAAAAGAATGACAAGTGTAGAAGAAAAAATGGACAAAAGGTTTTTGAGAATTATTTTGAATTGTCAAAATGCTAGAAATAGATATCCAAATACTTATGAAGCTAAGTACAAAAAACAGAGGGATAAGTATTCAAAAGAAATCATCGAAAACAATCTTATCGAGAAGTGTGGTGAAGAGGTGTATTTCGCAAGGCAGTTATGCATGGCCAATGACTTAGAATATAAACACAAGGAGTAATAATTATGAGTATAATTGATGACATGAAGAGGTTGGACACGATGGAAACAAGTGTGGCAAAGTTAGAATCTAGAATCAAAGAATTAGAACATGAGAATTATCTGAAAGAAATAAGACTCGTTAGACTTGAACGCTGGAAAAAGAATAACAGCAGGTCTCACAAGAAGAAAGTTTTGTTCACGCCTAAAGACTGGTGTCTGCATATTAACAATTCTAGTAGTGAAGATAAGCTTATGGATTTTTTGATTGAACAAGGAATCATTGAAAAGATTATGAGAGCTTGTCTCTGTATTGGCTATAAAACAACGTTGAAAGAATTTGAAGGAAATAACATAATGATTGCCGGAAAGTATTATGCAAGGTTCCCCGCATCGTTCTACGAAGGACTTGATTATGAATGATTTTAACACAAACACAGAAAACAAAGATGAGTGGCTTACACCTCCATACATCATTGAAGCAATCGGACCATTTGATTTGGATCCATGTGCGCCGATTGTCAGACCATGGTCGACAGCGACAAAACATTACACAATCAAGGATGATGGATTGAATAAAGATTGGAGTAATACCAGAGTTTGGTTAAACCCTCCTTACGGCAGACAAACATTTGAGTGGATAGAAAAACTTGCTGAACATCGCAAAGGAATAGCATTGATATTTGCTAGAACTGAAACAAAAGGTTTTCATGCTCAAATCTGGGAAAAAGCAGATGCAGTTTTCTTTTTTAAGGGCAGATTGAAATTCTATCATGTTGATGGAACTCAAGGTGGATGTGCAAATGCTCCAAGTTGTTTGGTGTCCTATTCAAACTATGATACTTTTTGTATTAATGCAGCAATTAATGCAAAGCTTATAAAAGGCAGATTAATAATACTTTAATTAACGGTGCTCTTCTCTTAACCCAGAGCCCCCCGCGTTTCTCGGTGCAGGGAAAAATGACTATGACGAAAGGAAAATGAAATGAGCAAGGGTTCACGGAATCGGACAACCGACCGGCAAGCTTACGAAAATGCCGACTACTGGAAACATTTGCCGACCCCGTGCCCTGATTTTAAGGAAAAAGTTCGTAAAAATATAATCAAAGGAACAAAAATAAAAAAATAATTAAAAAAGTGCTTGACTTTTTTCAGTGATTTTGATATGCTTGTTTTCAAATGAAAGTACTGTCTCAAAACAAGTATGATTCAAATTAAATGAAGCCGTACAGTTTTAGCATGTTTTGAGAGTCTTTGTCGAAAGGTAAAGATTGTGCTAAGACTGTATGGCTTTTTTTTTGGAGTAAACGTTATGAACGAGATTGAAGAATTGAAGGAATTAGTTGAGAAGCTAACATTAAGAATTGTTAAACTTGAGCTTTGGAAAAGAAAAAGTCGCCAAAAGACTCCAAAGAAAAAGGATTCATATACACCGTTTGATTGGTGCAAATATATTGGGAAGCCTGATGACGATGTAAATCTTGTAAAATATTTACTTAAACGAGGAATGATTGAATATGTTCTGGTTGATGGTATGATAGTAGGCTATAAAACATCGTCGGAAGAGTTTAAAGAAAATAACATGAAAGTTGCTGGAATGTATTTTGTAAGGTTCCCAGCATCGTTCTACGAAAAACTTGATTATTACTGGAGAATTTGAATTAACGGTGCTCTTCTCTTAACCCAGAGCCCCCCGCGTTTCTTGTGCAGGAAAACGTGACTATGACGAAAGGAAAATGAAATGAGCAAAATTACAGACATGACAGATGAACAATTGAAAGACCGTATTTTCGTATCAGGTTTACATCTGGGATATTTGAATAATAAGATTGGTATGGACAACTATCTTGGACTGCCAATTGATAAACAAGACCGTGAACACCTGAATGATGAACTATGTGTAACAGGTGCTCTTTATCACGAATACAAACAAAGAGGGATTGAATGAAAACAAATGTGAAACTAAAATACAGACAATGTTGTTATTGCAATAGGATAGTTCCGTCAAGTTATAACTTTGTCGAACATATTAGAATGTGTAAGCAACAAAGTAAATACATAAAATGGCTTGATGGAGACAGAAGATGAAAACAGAAATCAAAGGGATTGTGCAGTCCGTAGAAACTATCTGCAACGACAAATATATAGTTATCGATGAAAACGGCTCAAATCGTTCTCTTACAATCGAACTTGATGTTAGTCAAGAGGACGATATTTTAAACAACTATAAAGTTGGTGATGAAATAACAATTATATTATCAGACAAGAAACTTTTGAAAGAAACAATAAATATTGGAAATAACTATGAACAAGATAACAGTAGCAACTATTAATGGTACTCTTCACACTGTAGATATTAATGATATTAAATTATCACCCGCAGATAATAATAAATATACTCGAGTAAAGTATTTTGATGTCGCATTTAGAGAAGGAAAAAACCAAGTTGTCGCCGCAAAAGAATATGACAGACTAGACAAATTGATAAAGGCAATCAAGAACAGCATAATCTAACTTTTTATTTTAATTCTTATGCTCAATTTGATGAGATTTATGTTGGCAAAAACGATGAATAGCATAAAATATACCAAAAAGTGAAGAAAAATGAGAATAATCGAAAATAGTTCTTGCTTTTTTTGTCAAATTTTGGTATATGTATGAATGTCTTAAACGAAACTATGTAGAAAACTTAAAACAAAGAAGAAAATTATTATGGGTAACACAAACAGAAAATGAAAACTCTTGGAGTGACAAAAAAAAAGGCAAAAAGTAGTAAGGCAAAAAGTAGTAAGGCAAAAAGTAGTAATACAAACAGAAGTGGTTCATTTACTAATGCTGGTGTGCAAAACACTCCAAAGCAAATTGATGCAGCAAGCCAAATACGTATAAAGGCAAGACGTAAACTTAAAGCTGACAAATTGAAGAAAAAGAAGTAACACTTTACGTCTGGCAGGGAAAGCTCAGGATAAGAAGCTAGCAGCAGCGAGGAAAAAGGGGAAAAACCAAAGGCTCCAGAAGGCTACGAATATTCTTCAGCTACGAATTGATTTACTAGGTTATACCGTTAGTTGGTTAGTTATAGTTACGTTCTCTGCCCTAGACCTCAAATCGTGAGAGGGGCAGAGTTTTTAAACGAAGGATTGAATGAACTTGGAAAGGATTGAATGAACTTGGAAAACATTGAAAAGGTTGATTATTTGCTTGAAGATTGGAACAAAATAAAAGTTTTGTTTGGTTTTAAAGAAGACTTTAAAAGTATTTCTTTTGATTTTGGATCTAGTACTATCAATTTTTCTAAGCATGATACTTTAACTAATTGCATTTTTAAAGCATTGACAGTTCGCAAGATTGAAATTGAGGAGGAACTTACGAAGTTATGAGTGAAACAATAATATATGAACCAGATTGCGGAATTAGAAAATACGAAGAAATAGAGAGAGAACTAATCAAAAACTTGAATAGACTTAGCAAAAGACGTTTGAATTATCAGTCAAGTTTTCTTCAAGCATCTAAATCATGGTCGTAAAACGAGGAGAAATGCAGAATGGCAGTGACATCTGTTGAGACAAAGAAGCTTTTGAAAGAGCATGGTTTGTGGCAGGATTTTTGTGATGAACGAGCAGACATGAGAACCGATGAAGCATCTGCAAAGGATATCGAAACTTTACTGTCATCTTATGTTGCAAAATGCAAAGGGCCAGAGAGTAAGAGCGTAAAAAAGATTGTAGTGCCTCCAGAAGTACTTGAGTTTTTACGAGGAAAGAAGGCTACTCCAGAGGAAATCTCTAGGTGGGTTTTAGAGAGTTTGATGTTTAGGCACACTGCTGTTGATTTGAAGAAAGCACCGGATGCCATAGCCTTAAAGTATTATGTTGATTGCAGAGAATCTCAAGCATTTTACATGGATTTTAAGAAGAACTTTGTAAACAAGAGTATTGGCCAAGGTCAAAAAGAGGACGAAAACAATTTTGATGGAAAAGACATTTGTGATTTGATAGATGTTCTTGTTGAAATGAACAAGGTTGCGAAAATGGAGGAAAAGAAAATACTAAGGGAAATAGATGATGGAGTTTAAATATGACCAGTATGTTCCTAAAACTTTATTTGCAAATTTAATCTTTCGTAAAATGATACTTGAGAAATGCGGTAAAGAATTAAGGTTCAGAGCTTTCATACAAAAAATCATCAGAGAGGATTATCTATTTTTCACAAACACTTTTGCTTGGGCCGAAAATCCTAGAAGTGTTGTTACCAGAATGCCGTTCATTGTTTATGACTACCAAGATGAATTTTTTAAAAATGAATGGAATAGGATATTATCAAAGGTGGATCCAGGTGATGCAACGATTGAAAAGACTAGAGATATGGGAGCATCAGTATGTATGATGACTTTGATATATGCTCCTTGGTTGTTGCTACCAAAGGAATCGCCATTTAGAGCTGGAGTTGTTTCGAGAAAGGAACCGTTGGTTGATGGAGCTGCCGGAAGTTTGTTTGAAAAACTTGATTATCTGCACGACAACATTCCAGGGTGGATGAAGCCATCAAAAGTTACAAGAGTGGTTTTAGCCTTTGTGAATGACGAAACAAAATCGACTATCAACGGTGAATCAACTAACAAAGATTTCTTTAGAGGGCCAAGACTGGATGTGTTTATTGGTGATGAATGGGCGGCGATTAACGACAATGATGCAGTTAGAGGTGATGGTGCTACCGGTGAGACCGCATACATTAGATATTTTGTATCAACTCACAAAGGTCCACTAACACAATTTAACATCAAGTGTAAGACTGCTGCATTTCTTTATCAGTGGCATTGGAGCTTGCACGAGGAAAAGAACAAGGGCTTGTACACGTCAAAGATGGATATTAATGGTGATTATGTTCTTAAAATCTTAGATACAAGCTACAGTGCAGTAGTAACCGTACTTAGGAGAGGCGTAAGGGGGTCAAAAAAGGTTAAGTTCCCCCAAGACTATCCTTGGATACTAGATGGAAAGAAAAGGTCTCCTTGGTATGATACAGCAGCTTCTAAGATGGCAGACGATAAAATGGTTGCTCAAGAGCTTGATATGGATGCAAGTGGTTCAGATCAGTTGTTCTTCTCAAAGGCAGTGATTGAAAAGAAAATCATGCTTGAGGGAATGTTACCACTATATCAGGGTGTTATCAAGGATAGCGTTATACAGGAAAATGAGAATGGAGAGTTGAGTTGCTGGTTTAACAATATCAACGAAGCTGGAAAGATAGACAAAGACTGGCTGTATGCTAGAAGATTTATTGTGAGTTCAGATGTATCGTTTGGTACAGGAGCTAGTAATTCGGTGGCAGTTGTTTATGATGCGGTGAGGAAAGAAAAGGTTGCAAGGTGGCAGTCACCTAACTATGACCCAAAGGATTTTGCAAGAATATCAGTGATGTTGGCGAAGATGTTTAATGATGCGTTCCTAATCTGGGATGCTACTGGTGTGGTTGGAAAGACATTTTCAAATGAGATTGAAGCTTTGCAGTACAGTAACTTGTATTACAGGAACGATACTGATGCTGGATTTTATTTTAACGATGATGCCAGAAGTGCATTATTGATGACATATAGGTATTCGTTGGGGCAAGACAAGATTACAAACAGGAGTATTGACGGATTAAACGAGTGCATGGAATTTATTATTGAGCCAGGACCAAAGATTGTTCATAGAGCGACTAAATTAATTAGCAATCCTACTGGTGCGAGAAATGCTCATGGTGATGAAGTTATGGCAGATGCAATGGTTGCTCATGTTTTAGAAAGTGAACCAATTTATGTTGATACGAAAACTAAACCGATTATTCAAGCTAATTCAGTGGCAGCACGAATGAGAGAATATAACAAAGAGCAACTTGGAAATGACAGGGATGCTTATATTATGGGAGTTAGATGAGAAAACAAGGACCTTCAGTGATAGACCAGAAGATGCACGAAAGTGTGGAAGATTCAATTAGTAATTTAAGTTATAAGAGAGATTTACACAAAGAGTTTGTTGCTAACTATGTTGGAAATCATTATTCAGATGACCTTACTTTAGGTGCTACTAAGATTTATGAAAACAATATTGAGTTGTTTGTTGCTACATACACTTCCTCTATGGCACCAGCCGAACTTGTAACTCATGTAACATCTGACATAATGAGCCTTTCTGGTATGGCAAAGACAATATCAATGGGGGCTGATAAAGACATAAAAGAAGCAAATCTTGCAGAGTGTCTTTCTAAAGTTTATGTGGATTCATTATTTACTCTTGGAATTGTGAAGATTGGTTTGTCAAAGATTGCTACCTATGAAGGACGTGATATCGCAGCACCATTTGCCGACTATGTTCCTTTCGATAATTACTTCATAGATATGTCAGCAAAGACAAGTGATGCAATTCAGTTTGAGGGAAATGACTATTGGCTTGAAGCAGATTTGATTGATGAGATTTTTAACAAAAAAGTTGATGGTGAAGATAATGAGATTGATGAATCACAAGGCGGAAAGACGCAATCTCTTAGTGGTGTCAATCCAGCTATAACGACTTATAAAGATAGAGTTCATTTGAGAGATGTTTGGGTTCCTTCCGAAAGTAAGATTTACACTTATGTTGTTGAAACTTTGGAATTAATTTCAGAGGTTGAATATGATGGTGATGAAGATGGTCCGTATGAAAGATTGTTTTATTGGGATGTTCCTGGAAATATATTACCGCTAAGTCCTCTTGCATCTGTATTTGGAATGAGTACACTTTGCAATGATATTTACCGCAAAAATGCAATGCAAGCTCTCTCCCAAAAGAATATATCAGTTGTTGGTAGTGGTGATGATGATGATGCTATCAGAGCAAACTCTACTCCAGATGGACATATCGTTTCTATGAGAAAAGGTTCACGTCCGGAGAAGGTTAATCTGGGTGGACTGCAAACAAACACTATGGTATTTTCAGACAATCTACGAACTAATTTTTCTAGGCAATCCGGCAATCTTGATTCTCTTGGTGGACTTCGACCGCAAGCAGATACTTATAAACAAGAAGATTTGCTCAACGAGAATGCAAGCGGTGGAATCGCTTATATGTCAGCTAGACTGAATAAGTTTGTAAATAAGATTGTTAGCCGATTTATATATTACAGATGGACAGATCCAGTCGCTCAAATGGATTTAGAAAAACCAATTGGTAAAACTGGATTGGTTCTTCCTGTTCAGTGGAATAGCGAAACTCAAGAAGGTGACTTTTTGGATTTCAACTTTGATGTTGAGATTGTATCAGCAGTTGACAAGTCTCCAGAAGCTAGGTATCAGAAGCTAGTTGGCACAATGAACGAAATTATACTCCCTCTTGGTCCAGCTATTGAAGCAGCCGGTGGAGTTATAGATGCTCAAGCAATTATCAAACGTGCATCTGAATTAAGGAATTTACCAGAGTTAGAAGATATCATTAAATTTGGTCAGCCTGTTCAGACAGAAGAAGAGTCTGCTGATAGGCAAGTAACAAAGCCCCCATCAGAACCAAAGGTCTATCAACACATTGGTGGTGGCGGTGGACAACCAGAGGGATTGGCTAATATGTTGCAGTCTGAAGGTGGAGGTGAAAGTCAATAATGCCTATCTACGTCTACGAAACTAAAGATGGTGAAAAAATAGATAAAGTTTTTTCTTTACAAAAGCGACCAGAAACTATAACATTACAAGATGGAAGAGTCGCTAAGAGGATTTTTGCTGTTTGTAGCTTTAGTGGTGGAGATACTTCTAAGGGTTGGCCATTGAAAGATTTCGCTTGTGGTGTCTCTCCAAGTGAGGTAGCGGAACGTAGAGCAGAATTTAAGAAAAAAGGTATAAAAGCGGATGTTCACCCTGACGGTGATATTATTCATCATAATGCGGTTGAACGAAAAGATACATTAAAAAAACTTGGTCTACATGACCGAAATTGTTATAACTAGGAGAAATTGAAATGGCTAAAGATATAGTAAAAGAAACGATGAAAGAAATGTTGACTATTGCTGATGAAGCAAGCAAGGGCGTAAACGCTGAAGATATTGCGGTTGACCCACTTGGACAAGAAGATGTAAAAGATGAGAAAATTGTTGAAGAGAAAAAACAAGATGAACCAATCGTAGACGAGGTAGAAGTCGAGGATGACGATGGACAAGATGACGGACAAGATGACGATGCAGAGTTTAATGTAAGTGACGAAGTGGTTGAAAGTGCAATCAAGGCTGGAATGAGCTATTCAGATATTTTGAAACTTAACGATGAAGATATGATAAGTAGAATGGCAAATCTTTCCATTAACAAAAATGTTGACAAAAAAGAAGATGCTCCAAAAGCAGATGAACCAATGGATTTGTCATTTCTTGATATAGAAGATATCTTTGAGATGGAAGACCCAGCAGCAGTATTTACAGGATTAAAAGGAATAATTTCAGGTTTAGCAGACCAAATCTCTACGTTGAAAACTCAACGTCAACAGGACGTGCTAATTGACGGCACCTCGGAGATGATGTCAAAGTTAAAACCAGAACAGCAGGTAAAGGTAAGGGAGAAAATGGATGTTCTCTCAAAGGGATATAGTCAAAGTGGGGTAAAGGCTAGTGCAAGTGACATTTTTAATGAAGCTTCAAAATTAGCATTGGGAGATACTTTGTCTAAGGATGCAATAAATAAATTGACAAATCGTTCTAAAAAGACCATTCAACGAGTACCAGGTAAAAAGGGTATAAAGGTTAAACGAGCTTTAACCGAAGAAGAAGCCCATGAAAGTGTACTTGCAAAAATGGAAAAAAAGATGGACGGTTTTGCTAAATAGAAAGAGCTAAACAATGGCAATTCAAGAATTAACACCAGACCAGATTAATGATTTGGTTGAGGGCACACTACCTGATATAGTAAAAAAGGGTGGTTATACGAATTTACAAACAGATATTACTGAATTTGTGGGAATGAGTAATCTGTATGATAAACATATAAAAACATTTCATGGCGGTATGCCTTGGCGTGTTGACGCACAGGTTGACCAAAATCATAGTGCAAAATGGACAGGGTTGTATGCGGATGATTCAACTGCTTCTGGCGATACAATGGAGAAAATCGAGATTAAACCTCGTTTCTTAACGGCAAATATTACTTGGGATGTAAAAGAACCTATGTTCCAGCAAGGTGCTTCGGCAATTTATGACTTGCTCGAAACTCGTAGTACTGCTAGAGATGTTTCTATTGCAGAAAAGCTTGAAAATTCAATCTTTAATGGTGCACAAGATTCCAGTGACAAACTTACTATGTTTGGTTTGGATTATTGGCTGCAGAGAAGTGCTAGTAAAGGCTTCAATGGTGGAGACCCTGCTGGTTTTGCAGAAGGTTGCGGTGGTTTAAAAATTGCTGATGTTCCTCGTTGGGCTAATTACACAGATACTTATTCTGCTATTACAAAAACTGACCTTGTTAAAGCAATGAGAACAGCTTTTGTGAAAACAAACTTCAAGTCTATTACTAAAAATGCTGTTCCAATGCTTGGCAAAGGAAGAGGCATTTATTGTACAACAGATACACTGTTAGAGTTTGAAGATATTTTAGATGCAGGAAACATGAATCTTGGTACAGATTTAACAAATACAGCTGGCGAAGTTCTGTTTAAGAGCTTACCACTTGTTGCTGTTCCTATTTTGGATGACGATGCTACAGCTCCAATCTTGATGATTGATTGGAATACAATGGCATTTGGCATTCAGGCTGGTTGGAAAAAGAAGATGAGTAAACCTACGCAAGTAGCAAACAAACATACTGTTTTCCAAGTTCATACAGACATGGTTGTTAATCTCGCCTGTACTAATCGTAGAAACAATTCTATTATTTACAAGGTTTAAAATAATATTTAAAGGAAAGAGGATATTAAAATGAGTGGTGGACCAAACACAATCGTAAATGCTCCTAACAGAGAAGTTATGAGACAAAAATATGATGGAACGGATGCAATTGAAGTGGGTGAAAGCTTCTTCGGTGATTCAGATGAGGTTAATGTAGTAGTAAGACCAACAATAGCAGCTTCAAGGCGTTTTGCTGGTGTTTCAATGGAAGCTCAAAGAGCTAATACTACACGCAATTATATTGATCTTGCAACTCCAGGCTCTAAGTCTGCGCAGGTTGCTGTTGCTGAAAATGTAAGTATCGGCGACCCTATTTCTGCTCTTGTTGCAGATGGTCGAGGATTCTTTGTTAAAGGTGGTATTGCAGGTACTTCTACGGCAGTTGCTAAACAAGCTACGACAAATGTACTTGTTTCGTTACTTGCGAATACAGCAAGTGTTGCAGATGATGGTATCACAATTACGTTGCCAGAAGCTGTCACAACGACTGCTGCTGGACAGACTGTTCAGATTCTATCAAGTGCCGCTGGTGTTTTAACCGGTGGAAGCTATAAGATATCAAGTGTTACTAGCACAACAGTTATTGTGTTGACTTCAACTTGTGCTGGCAGTGTTCTAAGTGGTGCTACAAAAGCATGTCTATGTATATATGCTGTAAAACCTCTGGTTTATGCAGAAATACTAGATGGTGTTCAAACTTGTGGCGTTCAATACATTAATGGTATTGCAGCAACATTGACTCCTACAGGTGTTACAGTTTGTCAAGGCAATCAAGCTTTGGCTGCTGATATTACTGTTACAATCCCAGCTGGCGAACAAGGCGACTTTAAAGTTGTCAAGATGGCTGCTGCTGGTATTACTGGTGGTTTTGTTTACAACATAACTCCTGCTGCTGGCGTTTCACTCGTTGATACTGATGGTACAACTGATCTTGCTTCTGCTGACCTTACAAATGCAGCTACGTCTGTTTTTGGTATGCAGTATATAGGAACCTCTTGGTTTTTAAGTAAAATTGTTGGTGTTACTGAAACAGGAAGTTAAGGTAAAATAATATGAATACCTACGAGACACTGAAATCAGATGTTGGCTACTTTCTTGGATATGGACACAGTGGATTTTCTGCTGATGAAGTATTAGAGATTGAAAAAGCAGTCAACAAGGGCGTTGATGCGTTTTTGCATCCTAAGATAGTTGATGAAGTTGGTTACAAATGGTCGTTTCTAACGCCTGTTTCTACCATCACTTTGACTGTTGACGAAGATACTTACGCATTGCCTTCTGGTATTACTGGAATCGTAGGTAATTTACATTATCCAAAAGATAGTGGGCTTGCGTCCATAGCTTTTGATGTCGGTCAACAAAGAATTGAAGAAGCTCAACAATTTTATGGGAATGAAGGATATCCAACTTTGGGTACTCTTCTTTCCACAAAGGTTGATGATGCTTTAGTTCAAAAATTACTTGTTTATCCTACGCCCCAAGTAGAGGTAGTTATCACGTTCAAAGGGATAATTGATGTTGACGAAACTATCGTTGATGCCGAATCTCCTGCTGGAATGGAATTATACTCTGGGGTTATCAGTCAATCTTGTTTGGCAGCTGCTGAACTTTACGTGGATGATGATGATGGTAAACATGAAAAGAGATTTGTTGAAATGTTGAAGGGAGCAATTGATCGTGATAGAAGGCTGAAACCTAGTTTACTTGGTTATGCTGGCGATAAAAGACCTTTTCAATCTGATGTCTTTAATTATAATGGTTCAAGTCCGTTTTATAACAACTTTAGGAGAGAATAATGAGAGCAAGAGTAAAAGATTTACTTCATATTAAGAACGATGAAGCAGTTGATGGGTTGATGAAAGGAATAGGAGTAACGACTCCTACTGACGGAGACCCAGGATGGATGGGTGGTGCTACTTTTTTGAATAGTACCAATGGTTATGTTTATTACAATGAAGGTAGTATTACTTCTTGTGATTTCAATAAAAGTGATACGCTGACAGTTGCTCAGATAGCTTTGCTTGATGTTACGGCTGGTACGGCTGAGGCAAGTAAAGTATTAACAGCTGATGCTAATATTGACATTGATACACTTAGAAATGTTGGACTTACTGGTGACCTTACGGTTGGTGGTGACGCGGCAGTTACCGGAGCTATTACAGCTGCTTCTCTAGTTGTTGCATCATTAAGTAATACACCTGTTGCTAGGACAGCGACAACTACTGGTGCGACTACTGGTACTATTGCAGATGCAGGTGTTTTTCAGCATGTTAATGTGACTTCGGATAGTGCTGCTAAAATTATTATACTTCCTACTCCTACGCCTGGAACTATAGTAGTATTGGCGGTTACTTCTACAGGGTATGAGTTGAGGTCAAGTGCACCATCTACTGTACTGATTGGTGGAGGTACAGGAGGGGCAGCTGTTGAGTCAGCTATTCCAGCAGATAGTGTAGCGGTTCTATATTGTACTTCAGCTACTTCGTGGCTTGGTTTTACAATTACAGGAACTACTTTGGCTGCTGTTGAAGCGGCTGCTTAAATGAGAAAACAAGTGCGACTCTTCGGGGTCGCTTAACTTTAGAAAGGTTTTTCTCATGGACAATGTTGTTGAAATGGTTGCGATATCGAAGTTGGCTATTTATGTACTAATAGGAGTTACGGTTTTCTTCTGGTCGCTAATCATGGCGATGCTCGGTTGGTACATTAAAATGACGTATGCTGTTCAACAGAGGCTTATCGATAGGGTTGGAACCTTAGAGAAGGATTCAGTTACTTGGCCTAAGTGCGAGGACTTGAGAGACAAATGCCCTTGGGGCAAAGCATCGGAGGAGTTGAGACATAACGTTCAAAGGCTTCTTGTTGCAAATGGGATAGTAACATAGAAAGGTAAATTATGGCAGAACTATTAAAATGGGTTGGCGGTTCGATAGTGGTTATCTATTGTCTGCTTAAAGGAGCTAAAGAAGTAATTCTTTTAACTCCATCAAAGAAAGATGATAAGTTTTGGAACAGCTCTCTTGTAAAGGGTGGAAATGTTATGATTCAACTCGGTGCTGATTTATTCAAAATCGAGAAGATTAAAGGGTTGATTGTTTTGAAACCTATTGACATACCAGAGGATGACGTGGAATGACCGGGAAGCTTATAACAGGGTTATTTGCTGGGATAGCTACCTTGGTGGTAGCTATCCTTACTTTTATTTTCAAAAGGAAAGATAAAAAAGATGCAGATAAAAAGAAATCTAAGAAGAGCATGGTTGATAGTGTTGATTCTGACCGTGAGCGTTTTATTCAGCGTGGGCTGTAGAACGACACCAGAACACGTTAAAATCTTCAATCCAGAAGGTATGTACGTGATAAGCAGGAGTAGAGGCAAGGTAGAACTTTACAGCAAGAATAAGGGAACCAATTCCTTTAGTTATTTTGGTTGGAAGAATTTGAGTACCCTAGAGGGCTATAGTATAACATTAGTAGATTGGACAAAAGAAGATGATTGAGAAAATAATAAAGTTTTTTATGTTTATATTTTATTGGGCGGTAGCTCACGAGCCTGAAGAGGATGTGCCAGAACCTACGCCTGACCCTGAAAGACTAAAGACTGTTCAGAAAGTGCTCTTATGGATGGAGAGTGGCAGTGCGAAATTGCAAGACATAACGAATCTCAAACGATGCTCCATGAATCAGCATGATGTAATTATAACAGATACTAAAATAGATTTAAAGGCAACGAGAACAGTTCAGTTAGCTGGCGGTTTAGTTGCTCTGTGTGTACATCCTTGGTACTCCCCCTGGAATAAAGGTATGACAGAATGTCTGAAACAAGTTAAAGAATATGCAAAGCACTATGATTACATTGTACTTGACTACGAAGGTCCTCTTGCCAATGCAGACTTTGCTAAGAAGTTGCAACAGTTTGGCAAGCCTTTGATTCTTGCTCCTAAAGCCGACCCAAAGTATATGGTCGATCAATATGAAGGACTCTCCAACCTAGAGGGAGTTGTCTTTGCTTGGTGGAACTACAGTTATACGCTGAAAGACTGGCAGAAATTTCTTAAAGACTATGAGTTTAGGTCATCTTGTAAACATCTAGTGCTTTTGAGTATAGGCAAAAAGTATCGTAAGTACGTTTCAGATGCAGAGATTAAGAACATTATTTTGAATTTAAAGGATGTAAGGGCTGGTAGTTTTTCACCTAAGAATGACTATCCAGCATTCAGGGTGGTTAATAAGATTTTAATAAAGGGGAAATAATGAGTGTAACGATTACAGAAGCTAAACAAGTAGCGGATATGGCTACAGCAACGCAGACGGATTTGGAAACGTTGAAGATACCCGGGTCTATCGTGTTAGATGCAGTCAATATATCTAAGTCAACAGACGCTGATGCTTTCTGTGTCTATTTTTTGGCTTGGTTGAAAGCAAATCGCCAGATTGAATTTAAAGCAAATGGCGTCATTTCGATGTGGAATGCTGATGTGAACGGTTACATGGACTTAAATGCGGAAGGAGCAACTGGTAGTGAAAATATTAACTTGGATAACGTGTAGTTTACTTGCGGTTAGTTGTTATGGTATTAACGCACCAGTAGTTGTAGATAGGACTACTCATCTAATAACTTGGCCTACAGACTTTATAGACCTGAATTTTGGATATCTTGATGAGTCCTTTAATGCTATGAGTAACAATGTTACAGCATCTACGAATTGGGTTGCAGATCAACTTGATGGCATAAGTACTGATATCTACTTGGAGTTATACGGTGATTTGAATGCAAGCGTACTTGCTCTGTCGACTAATCATAATACCACTTTGAATACGGTAAACACAAATCTCCTTAATCAGATAGACATTGTTGATACCGACCTTACAGCAGATATAACAGCATTAGATATAGAACTTAGTGCAGATATAAACACTGTTGACACAAACTCTACAGCTCAATTGTATATTGTTAATACTAATCTGACTGCTGAAATTGGGACTTTAGACGTTAAATTGAGTGCAGATATAAATACTGTCGATACTAATCTTACAAGTGAGATAAATATTGTTGACACAAATTCTACAGCTCAACTATATATTGTCAATACTAACTTAACTGCCGAGATCGCTCTGTTTACTGAATCTACGGTTAATTATTTTACGGCATCAAATACTTTTTTGAGTTTTGCTGGATTAAGGAGTTCCGCAATAGTTACTACAAATATCACGAGCATAGACTTTGGCCCCCCTGTGGTTACCAATTTCTCTTATACAACTACATACGACTTTTATCCTTTTGTTACCAAGAGTATTACCAATGCTTTGTATGCTATCGTAACCGGCAAGGTTGATTCTATAGATTTTATAGCCTCTACTAATGCCTTAACTGTTTCTATTGCTACTAAGGTTGACTCTAGTGATTATGTAATACACACCAACGCAGTAGCTGTGTCTACTAATGCTATTGTGGTTGATTTAGCTACTAAAACAACGTATGCTGAAACCACTAACATTGCCAACAACGCAGTGTCTGATTATGACAGCACCAACAACTTTGTGAAAGCGCCAGGGATTACCAACATTGCCGACAATGCTGTATGGGAGTACGCTTCAACAAACAATTTTGTTACCGCTCCTATCGTTACCAACATTGCAGAGAATGCTATAGCAGACTATACCAACACAATAAATGTAATTACAACCGATGAAGATGGGCGAGTGATTCCATCAACGTTTTTTGATGACAATGGTGTAGTTAGAACAAACGGAATTAGTGGCTACGTGACAGAAGCGTCAAGTCCAAACTACGATGTCAATACGACTTCGTACTTCTTCGGTGCGGAGAATGCTACTGGGTATAGTATTACTACAAATACAGAGGGGTATGTCGGATCAATTACTACAAATGCAGCGACCACAAATTATAACATGGGAAGTATCTATTTTAGTTTTGACACAGGTACTTCAAACTACAACACCTTTGCTTCTGCCTGGAGTTTAAGTACTAATGTTTATATGTTTTGGGATGATGTTGATACTTATGAACAGGGTGCTATACCTCTTAACTTTGGGAATTTGTTAAAAGAGTCAACTAATCCACAAAGATGGGCATCACAAATAAGAGCAGCAGTAGACGCCACTCAATTTGTGGATTTTCAGGCGGTATCAAATTCTTTCGTAACTTCTGTTTACCCTCCTACTAACGGTTTATTATATGGAACTACCAGCGTATACACAAACACAGCTTTGCTATACTCTTTTGATGATATAGCTGCGGTATTGTGGAATCCAACCAACTCCCCATCTACTACCATAACGAACACGACTTATACGACAAATTGGGTGGCAACGGTTGACACAAACATCACATATTCCCCTCTAGTAAACGAGAGTGCGTTAGCAGACGAGGGGTTTGCAACAACTCAATTCGTAAACAGTGCAATAGCACCCTTGGCGACATCAACCGAATTAGATGCGGTTGCAAGTGCGGGAACTAACTATGCACAAATGGTTGCCTTGTACGGTTCAAACTACGTTGAGAAACTCGAGCAGTATGGAACGCTTGACATAACAATCACGCCCGATAGCGCATGGACTTTTGACGGATCAGGAACGATAACAGCCTACAGTGGAAGCTATACAGACGTTGTTATTCCTTATGAGATTGGTGGGGTTGCGGTTACTAATATTGGGGATATGCTTTTTGAAACTGATACCAACGTTGAATCTATTATTGCAGGCAAGAATCTTATTTCTATTGGTAGCGACTTCTCAGGCGCTTGTGATGCTCTAGTATCCATAACGTTGCCAAGTGTTATTTCTGTTGGTGATAGTTTTGCTAGCGGATGTGCATCATTAAATTCTGTTTCGTTATCGTGTGAAGCCCCAACTGTTGGTTTGACACCCTACCTAACATCCCTCAACGTCACAAACTACGTCCTTAACGCCACAGCGACGGGATGGAGTGACACGTTTGGCGGTAAACCAGTAGTTTTCCCTAGTCATACTTTAGAAGATGTGGAAATTAAAGGCGATGCAACAATAAACGGGGTTGGGATTGCAACGATTACGATAACCAACGGGATTGCAACAACTCAATTCGTTGATTCTGCTATTGCTGGCATTGACACAAGTGACTTGGCAAGCACCTCCTACGTTAATTCTGCAATATCACCTTTAGCAAGTACCACCTATGTTGACGAATCAATAGATAATCAAGCAGAAATTGACAAGACAAATAGTTATACAATAATCACAAAAGACTATCTTGTACTTGCAGATCATGCGTGGGAAAACGAGGGTTTTGTAAATCCTGTACAATTGGATTATTTAGGGGCGATGACTAATGAAGCTGGTAGCGGACGGCTGACTTGGGTTAGTTCAACTAATATATTTATGTTTATGAGCGGTGATTATCAATGGTATCTTTCGGATGCACCTTTAAGCTTAACAAATATGTGGACAAATTCATATTTTGCATGGGATTTGACAACAATCAAGCAAACGCCATCGACTAAGGTTTTCTACAATTACGTTGATACAGGCAAGCTGGTTGACACGAACGCACTTAATTCTGCTATTGCTGGCATTGACATTCCACCGGCAAACTTCTTTAATGCGATTACGAATGTTGCAGGCACGACAATAACCCTGTCAACTAATCAGATTGCGTATGCAATTGACATAACTAATGATACGACAATTATCTTCCCTGCAACAACGGGGATGGCTGGTTCATTGTTCTTGAGAATTGGTATGGATGCTGTATATGATGTAACATGGAGTAATGCTCCACTTGCGAGAAATATAGAATATGCCGCAACGAATTATTATAATTTTGTCGGAACGGACGATGGGATAGGCTGGACAGTAACTCCAATAAGTGCGAGGGCAAAATAATGACAGGTATCTTTAAATATATCATCAATAAAAATTATCACTTAAGGGGGATGCTGATTCTGATTTTCTTTATTTTTTCATTACCAGTATTTGCAAACCCTTATTTTTCAATGCTTGCTTCCGCTCCTCAAAGTGCGAAGTATCGAGAGGTGCTTGAAACGACAAACGACTGGGGCTGGACGATACAAAACAACTATGGTTCAATCAGCAATGCAACATTTACCTGGTGGGGCAGGACAGAGAATAGTTTTCCGAATAGTTCAGCTGCAATAATGCTTTTTGCTACAACAAAGCCTATGGCGAGCAGTGGCGAGGATGTGCTCAATGGCGACCTTGGTTGGGATGATAGCTGGTTGGCTCTCACAGGCGAAACTAATATCACCACAACGCTAACAACTAACATTGCTTATTGCGTTGTCGGAACGAGTGAGAACACTTGTGACATTGACTATGGAGGAGTAACGAATACAGTAGTTGGTGACTTTGATTTTCTGGCAAATAACTTTGATAATAACTTGCGAATAAACACAACTGGCAACTTTCGTCTTGGCATGATACCGGCGGAGACAAACAAGTGCATTACTGCGACTTTTATTAGTACTGGTGTCCAAGGTGACTCAACCACGAAGTCAATGGGCGGGGATGACACATGGGCTTTTTATACTGCTAAATTCACAGGCTCCTCGAGGAGCGTATCTGTTGATTATAGCGATGGCACATCAACAAATTACACAACTGTTTTAAGCGAGCCTTGGGTGTTTGAAAAAGGTTGCTACTGGCAATTTGGTTATGCTCAATTTGCGACTGGTGCTTACACAAATATGTTTTTTGATATGCGTGGATATGCTGGGATTCTTGCGACTAACAAAACCAGTGCAATACAATTTGATGGTCTTTGTGAACTTGAGAACAGGGGTTGGTCGAGTACTGAATATGCTTGTATTTTTGATGGCGTGGATGATTATGTGACAATTCCTTATGATGCAAGTCTGTTTCAAGAGAACATGACTGTTTCATTTTGGGTTAATTCGTATGAAACGAATTACGCTGGAAACGTCTATACTTTTTGTCAGTACGATAGCGGATCATTGGAGAGAACATGGGCAATTCGGATAACAGGTGCTGACGACAAATGGACGGTCGTGACGGGTAATTCGGTAGGTGCAAGTACTATTTCGGTCGCCACTAGCAAGTTGGTGGAGTTGGGTATGCACTTTATAGCCTTTGTCGTTGATAATCAGTCAAAGACTTGGGATTTCTTCTACGATGGTGCTTTTGTCGAGCAGATCAATGCTGGTTACAGCTATGTTGACAACGGAAGCTATACGCAGATAATAAGAAGTACAACGTTTGCTGGATTGGCTGCCGATATTAGAATGTATGGGCGTTTATTGTCAACTAACGAAATCATAAATTTATATAACAAAAATTATGTTTCGGATGCTTCCCTTGTCATGCGTAGTATAGCTTTGCCTGCGGGTTCGGCTCGTTATCCACAAACTATGGTAGAGAATGGATATAGAGAAACTGTAGGTGGAACGAATTTATACAACAGCGGAACAGGCGAGTTAGGAATCGAGGTCGTACAATAATGAAAAACATATTTAAAATTACAATAGCAAGCATTTTAACCATAGGAACAGTCATTGGTGGCTTATTCCTACGTGGCAAAAAGAACGGTTCCTTTTGGGATGGCAAAATAGAATTTAATCCAGAGCAGTATGGACAAGCAAATGTTTGGTTCTCACAACGCAAATTATTAATGCTCATTGAGAACAAAGTTTTAAAGGATACAAAATTGCCTAAATTTTATTTTGATTCAAAGATGCGAGAGGGCTGGGGAGCGTTCACCAAGGGCGATGCTATTGTGACAAGGAAGCTATCAGAGAGTTACATCAAGCACGAGGCAACTCATTTTGTTTTGGAGCACAATGGACGACCTGCCGACCCTAATCACATTGATGAAATTGGTATAAAATATTATAGGAGATGATTATGATACTAATAATAATGACGATGTTAAGCTTTAATCTTAATTTGCAATCTACACCTGCACAGCCGACGTTCGAGACCGTTGACTTTGTTATGCCGTCCGAAGATTCGAGGGC